AGTATAATTAAAAAATAAAGGTTATGACAAAAGCAGAGATAAAATTGATGAGGTTATTGATTAAACAAGAATTGGCTTGTGGGATTATTATAAATCCAACCCTATTAAGTGTATTGGAATTTGATGATTGTGTAATTAGATGGAATTAAGGATTAAGTAGAGTAAAGTAGAGTTCGTATATTTCAGTATAATTAAAAAGGTAAATATGAAATTAAGTTTAGAAGAATTAGATTTATTGGTTGACGGTTTAGATTTAGTATTAAGTCAAACCAATAAAGAATTAGATAGTAGAAGAGGTTTTAAGGCTAAATTAGAAAAAATTAAAGTGATAAATAGTTTAGCTGTTAAATTAAGTTTGGAATTGGAGAGTAAATAAGAAATTCGTATATTGTAGTATAAATAAAAATGATGAAAATGAGATTAACAGAAACACAAGCTTGGGGAATTGCGATTATATTAGGTGGGATAATGGGAGTGATTTTATGGAATGTATTACTTAATATTATGATGTAATATGAAAAAGTTAGGGTTTGAAAATATAGGGCAAGTAGGGATTGGTGTTTTGGTAATAGGTGGGATGATTGAATTTGTGATTTATGGATTGATGGTAAATGTGATTTAAAATAATATAGTCAGGTGGCGGAATGGTAGACGCATGAATAAAGGTTAACATTAAAGATAACGCAGAGTAACCTCGAAAAACCCGGTGCAAGTCCTGCTCATAAGTTATCATGCAGGTTCGAATCCTGCCCTGACTACAATTAAGATACCGCTTCATAACGGTTTTATCTTTTTTAATTATACAGCCCTGTGAGCCCGGTCACCCGGGCTTTCGGGGTCGGGGGGAATATGGGGTGCGAGGGTGGATTCGTATATTAAACCATAATTAAAAGAGCAATATGACAAAATCAGAAATATTTAAAGACAAGTTTCCGGGGTTCAAGGGTGAGGTTGATGCCTGTAAGAGTGACCAATGGGGTGATACAAGTGATGTACTTGATTTTATTGATGTGCCTAATAACCAAGTTAGATACACCTACTATTTTGTAGAGCAGTGTGGTTGCTGCCATGGTAGGGATGAAGACACTGAGACCCTAGAGTTTATGTTGGATGATATGTCAGATAATGAGTTTGAGGAGTTATGTAAGGACGTAATTAAGCGGCTTTAAGTTCGTATATTGTGGTATAAATAAAAACGAGACATATGATTAAAGTTGATTTTACAGTGAGCGATTTAGATGGTAATGTGGTTAAGACATACTCCCTAGACCTAGAGCCAAGCATGGTATTGATTGAGATGGATAACGCCCGAGAAGTATGGGATGAGTACCATGTGAGAGCCAAAAGTGATAACCCGATTGCTCCATTTGAGGTGTTCAAAGCCAAGACATACAAACAAGAAATGATGGAGCGCCAACACATGCTTGACATGCACGATGAGTGCTGTGGAGAAGATTGGTGATACCAAACGATTTATCTTTTAATTATACGCCCTGAGCCCGGTCACCCGGGCTTTCGGGGTCTAAAGTATAGACACAACATGACAACAGACACATTCATCAAGATCAATAGACCCAGAATCCAAAATATAGATGGTAACCTAGATACAGCCACAATCACCATATTAACCCCAGATGGCAAGTTGGCGTTTTACTGGTTTGAAAATGGTGTGGTGGTAGGATCTAAGACCAAGGTACAAGGGTGGTAATCCTGGTGCGGTACCGCCGTATATATATGGTATGCGTATGGTCATACATACCCACGCGCGCCGTTGTCAATACGGCGCGGGGTGGTGAGGACCGGTGATTAGACACATTTACAAATCGAAAACGATCTTTCCACATCGACATTGTATATCTTTATATATTGAACTTGTTATCCCCCACAACCACACCCAAAATCCCAAAATGCCAAAAAGGACAAAACCCCAAAAAAATCAAATCTTTCTTTTTTAAAAGATCTTTGGCATCGACATGGGATATACGTATATTTTAAACATGATAAAAAACATACTTAGGGTACCCGCATATTTCGCTATTGGTTTTATAACTATATTTTTATGTGCTCACCTAATTTTATTTGACATATGTATAATAAAAAAATAAATGGCTATTTTTACATTTTACAACCCTTCCGGTTCCGCATATTTTACATTTGAAGGAGCTAATAGAAATACCAAGGGATTTTATGATTCTTCTTCAGTTAAATATGCTTCAGGATCATTTTCTTCATTTACAAGTTCAAATTCAGATTACATAGTTCAATCAGATTACATTTGGTCCCAAGTTATCCCACCAGGAACATCAAGCTTTACATTTACACCAAGTATTGAAACCCCAGTAAGTGGTGTTTATTTTAGAGGAACAGGAGAATTTAATGTAACTATAGAAGTATAAAATAGTATATACGGATGGCAATTTACACATTAACAGCAGCACAAATTAGAGGAGCAGGAATTTATAATGGATTCATTATACCCTCTGGAGGTGGAAGTCTTGACCCGGATGCACAAGCATTTTTAACTGCTACTGCAATTACAGACCCAACAATTTCAAGCGCGATTAATACATTTGTTGTTAGTTGGAAAAATTATGGCTTATGGACAAAAAGCTATGCATTGTATCCATTGGTAGGTGGTACAAGTTCAACCCATAAATTTAACCTTAAAGATCCAAGAGATTTAGATGCAGCATATAGATTAGGGTTTAATGGTGGATGGACACATTCAAGTACTGGGATTTTACCTAATGGGGTTAATGCTTGGGCTAACACTTTTTTAGTTTCACAAGGAACACTTGGTTTAAATTCAACAAGTTTTGGAGTTTATTCAAGGACAAACAATGGCACGCAAAATGCACCTGCAATTGGAAATGTAACGGGTGCTGCTTCAGGAGAATGTTCTTTATGGTTAAATTTTGGAAATGTTGCATATTTAAGGGTTAACAGTGCAACTATTTCAAATACATCTAACTTTGATTCAAGAGGTTTATTTATTGCAAATAGAGTAAATTCAACACAAGTACAATTACAAATTAGAGGAACACAAACTACATTTGCTAATATAAGTCAAAATACTTATACAAATCCTTTTCAATTAGGTGGAGTTAATCCAAATAATTTCGATAATAAAGAACTTGCATTCGCCTTTATTATGGATGGGTTAACAAGCCAAAATATGACCGATGCTAATACAGCAATAGTAGCATTCCAAACCGCATTAAGTAGAAACGTATGATAGAAGTAGGACTTTTAACAGTAACCCAAAAAGATGAATTAGTAGGACAATCTTATGCTCCCGATTCTTATTTTAATCCAATTCAAGACCTAAATAATAATTGGGTAATATCAATTGAAGAAATAAACCAATGTGTTAACCCTGATTTTTTATGGGTTAAAAATTTACCCATAATTGAATACGTTCCGAAACCTCCACCATTTCCTCCAATAATTTAAAAAAGAGCTTGGTTAACTAATCTTTTATTCGTATATTTTAGCATAATAAAAAAATAAAGGTTATGTTTGAAAATTTAGAAAAAATGAGCCAAGAAGACGCTCAAAGAAGATTAAAAGAATTGAATCGTGAAATTCGTAAACACGAAATTGCTTTCGTATTATTCATTATTTTAGGAATCACAAATATTGTTTTTACAATTATTGGATTAATTTCTTTTAATGTTATATCCGTATTAATGGTTTTAGGATGTGGTTTGGCATGTTATGGGATTGTTAAATATTCTGAACCGTTTGAATTAGAAAAATATTTTATCAAATTAATTTATGGAGAAAATGGAAAATAGCAAATATCAACCCTCAAGAAAAATTACAACAGCAGACGGAACTATAATGTTTATGTTTGATGGTAAATTGCATAATTGGGAAGGTCCCGCGTTAATACCTCAAGGAAATAATCGTTTACGTGAGTATTATTTAAATGGAATTAAATATACGGAGGAAGAGTGGAAGGAGCGATTGCGTACAAGAGAAGGTTTACCTTGGTATAAAGGTTCGGGAGCGCAAGCTAGATTTTAGAAAATAATAAAATAAAGGTTATGCAACGTATTACACACAAAGAAGCTAAACAATATATTCCTTGTTCTGAAGATTATTCCAATAATCCACCTTCATATTTTACGGTTCAAGAACAAGAAGATGGTTGGGATGAAATAACGTATTACACGAGTAAAAAACGAGGTCTATATGTTGGCCGCGAGGGTGATGAATGGGTTTATATCTTATCAAATCCCGCGATACCTGATATGGTTAAAATAGGTTATACAAAAAATGATCCCCACAACAGAGCAACTCAAATTTCTAGAGGAACAGGTGTTCCAATGGGTTATGAGCTTGAATGGGCTTACAAGTGTTTTAAGGGTGAACGTATAGAACAAGAAGTTCATAAGTATTTTAAAAGTCAAAGAGTAAACCCACAAAGAGAATTTTTTAAAGTTTCTTTAGAAGAAGCTAAACAGGTTATAGAAAAAATAGGAGAAAAATATGTCTGATATTTATCAACAAATTGTAGATATGGAACTACAAGAACTAGAGATGAAAATTTCATCAATTCAAAATCAACTAATAATGGATTATGGGATGCTAGATGAGTTTTGGCAATACCACCCTGCAAATCCTGATTTTATCAATCCCATTAAAGCATATGATGATTTGAAAAAATCAATTGGGAATTTAGAAGCTAAATTAGCTGATATTGAAAGTAAAATTAATCATTTGAAATCAACGAATTAACGCGTGGATTTTATTTTGAAATTGTATATACATATAAAAGTATGAATATAGGAAACATATTTGCATTATTTGGGTCTAATGAAGGAGATAAGGAAGATAAAAAGCTAAAAAAAGATTTAGAAGCTTTTAAAGAAACCCCTCACTTTAAAGTTGGAATGTTTATTAAAATGGTTTCTCAAGGTATGAGTTTTAAACATCAACTTTTAAATTTCTTTTCGAATGTGCATCCCAAAATGGATACTTCTGATTTAGGAGAAGCTGGGGATTTTATGATGTATAATAGAGCTTGGTTTTGGATTTCAGAATGTAATTTAAGGAAAAAAGATTGGAAATTAGCTTTACAGGATAAGGCTTCAGAAGATTTTATAGATTGTCTTGAAATAGTATTGCGTTATTTTGAAAATATAGAAGAGTATGAAAAGTGTGCTTTTCTTAAAAAAATACAAGATTTTATAAAAAAGTCATTAGTTAAAAAGGAAAACGTGACTTCCTAAAAGAAGGTTATTATCTTTAATTATATTTTAATATTTAACATTATTGAAATAATAAAGGTTGTAAAGAAAATAAGTAAATAAATAAAAATGAAATATAAAGAATTAGTATTGAGACGTTTGGAGTCTCTAGAAAGTAAATTAAAACGAATGAGAAACGTTTTAAATGAAAGAAATGTTGAAGCAGCCCGTCAAATCCTACAAGAGGTATTAGAATTAAGGGATGACACTCAATCTATTGTTGAAAGAGAAGATTAATTAAAAATAAATAAGTTATGAATTTGACAGCCGAACAAATCCAAGATAATTGGAATGAATTAATGCGGGTTATTGAAACTAATATTTCATCACCACGTAAAGAAAAATTAAAAGCATTTTATGAACAATATGCTGATCGTTTAATGTTAATGCCTGCCGCGCATAAAAAAGAATATCATAATGCTTTCCCTGGAGGATATGTAGAACATGTTTTACGCGTTATTCGATGTGCTATTAAACAGGCTAATTTATGGGAAGATGAAGGAGCAGATATGTCTACTTTTACTACTGAAGAATTAATATTTTCAGCTCTAAACCATGATTTAGGTAAAATGGGATCTGAAGATGAAGATTCATATGTTCCCCAAACTGACCAATGGAGAAAAGATAAGTTAGGAGAGGATTACATGTTTAATACTAAAGTACCATTTTCTTCAGTTCCAGATAGAGGATTATTTATGTTGCAATCCCATGGTATTCAGTATACATTTAATGAAATGATTGCTATTCAAACACATGATGGTTTATATGATGAAGGTAATAAAAAATATCTTATGTCATTTATGCCGGAACAAAAACCAAGAACATCTTTACCTTTTATATTACACCAGGCCGATTTAATGGCAGCACGAATCGAATTTGAACGTGAATGGTTACCTAAATTGAAAGAAGGTAAGAAGTCCGTGGATGCCGGAAAAGGGAATTTTACATTGGGGAATAAACCAAACATGTCTAAGAAAACCTCAACAAAAGAGAAAGCATTAGGTTCATTTAAAAGCGAAGGTTTAAAAAATATATTTGATAATTTATGATAGGATTAATAGTTGCCATTTGTGTCTTATCAGTGTTAGTCGTGATCCTAGGGTTCACGACTTTCAACTTGATGAAAAAACAAGAGAAATCAGAAGACATTTTGTCTGGTTATTTGGATTATCTAGATAGATTATCTCGTGTAATTGAAATTTCAGATAAAAAACTTAAAGAAATAGACCGCGGAGGCATGTTTGAAAAAGATGACGATGTTGGTGTAATATTCCAATCAATTTTAAACATACAAGAAATTCTCAATGAATTCAATCTTAGAAAGTTCAAGTAAAATGGCTAGAAAAGCTAAAAATAAAAATTATTTTACCCAAGAAACGGAAGATGCTATTGTATTATACAATAACACTCTTAACCCAGCTCTAAAAAGTAAAATATATGAGGAAAAAATACATTACGCATTTTTCAAATTAACTCAAAATATAATTCATACATTTAAATTCTACCATACTGAAGTAGAGGATTTAGAGCATTTACAACACGAAATAATAGTATTTTTACTTTCTAAGATACATTTATTCAACCCACAAAATGGAGCTAAAGCATATTCATATTTTGGTACTATAGTTAAACGTTGGTGTATTTTATATAATGATAAAAATTATAAGAGTAAAATTAAAAAAGTATCTATTATTGAATTAGAACAAGATGACTCATACTCCTATACTTTAGATTCAGTTTCACCCCAAAAAGATAAATTATCACTATTTATAGATCAATATGTTATTTATGTAACCGAAAACATCTATAATTTTTTCCCTAAAGAATACGATGCAAAAATTGCAGATGCTATTCTAGAATTATTTAGAAAAAGAGACCAAATAGATATTTTCAATAAAAAAGCACTTTACATTTATATCCATGAAATGATTCCAGATGTGAAGACCCCTAAAATCACTAAAATAGCAAATTCGCTATATGATATATTCAAGAAAAATTATCTATTTTATTTAGATCAAGGGTATATCAAATTTCAATCCTTTTAATTTTTCATATTTATACCCAAAAAATACTATGAGTAATTTAGAAGAAAATATTTGGGGTAAGAAAAAATTCTCGGATTTATTAAAAGAAATTTACGAAAACTCAAAGAAAAAAGAAACCCAAATTAATGCTTTAATAGGCGAGCTAAAACCTCTTATTACAGATATTGGAGATGCTACTTTAATAGTTCCTTTGATTAAAGAATATATGGAACTAGGTATCAAAAATGACGAGCAATTAATCAAAATGGCTACAATTGCACAACGTGCTATTGCTAGTGGAAAATCAAGTGAAGAAGGATTTGGAATGACTGAGGAAGAAAAAGCACAGTTATTAAACGAAGTTAAAAAATTTAATTCTAAAGATTAATGTCACATAAGTTTGGTTTTCCTGCAATGACCAATAGGGCTTTGGGTAGTAAATCATCTAACCAATCCCCTACATCTGAAGTTACAAAATTTTTAATTCGAGTAACAGAAATAAACCTAGACCCTTCTAAAGGATTAGATCAAATTGGAGTCATCTCAGGTTATAAAATCAGTTCAACAGGAGTTGATACTGGAAAGATTCTTACTAATGTTTATCCTTCTAATACATCTACTAGAAAATATCCTGTTATAAATGAATATGTTTGGGTTTGGAAAACATTAGCACCTAATTCTTTTGGTGGTCAATATGTTTGGGAAGGACCTATTTCTTTATATGGAGCCGCTGCACCTAACGCTAATATACAACCTTCTCCATTTAATGATGCAAAACCACCATCTCAAAAAGTTGATTATTCTCAAGTAGAGGCAGGAGCTGTAAATATAATAGATAATAACCCTATTGATGTAAGTAATTCAATATCTCCAAGAGATACATTTGTTGAAAAATCTAATATTCACCCTTTACTTCCATTTTCAGGAGACGTAATATATGAAGGTAGATGGGGAAATAGTTTACGTTTAGGTAATACATCAAAAGTTACAGGACAATACTCCAACATATGGTCAACCTCAGGTAATAATGGTGACCCAATTACTATTTTACGAAACGGACAAAATCCAAACTCTAGTGATTTTGGAGCTGAACCTATTGTAGAAAATATAAATAAAGATTTATCTTCAATTTATTTAACTTCTTATCAAAAATTACCATTTAGTTTAAAAAACGAATTATTTCAATCATATCCTAGAGGAAAAGAACCAACAACTCCTTCTCAATATGCTTTCCCTCAAGTAATATTAAATTCAAATAGAGTAATATTAAATGCTAAAACTGATAGTGTTTTAATTAGTGGACAAAAATCAGTTGGTTTATCTGCTAATGAGAGTGTAAATGTAGATGCACCATCATTTTATGTAAGTTCCAACAATGTAAAATTAGGATCAGTAAACGCTACTGAACCGGTTTTAAGAGGAGACGTAACAGTTGAATTATTAAAACAATTAACTAAATCAATAAAAGATTTAGCATCTATAATTGAAAAATTAAATATTGGAACCTCAGGCGTAGTAACTGTAGGATATAATGCTGTTGCAGGTAATGCCATATTAGCTTTAACTGAAATTGCTCTTCAATTAGAATCCACAGGAGATGATAGTCTAAAATCCAAAACAACAAAAGTACAATAACGTGAAGAGTTTAGGACCATACAAATATGATATAAAATACAAGTCTGAAGGGTTTGGAGGGAATTATAAAGGATTTTATTATAAAGTTAACATATATTATAATAATAGATTAGTTAACACTAAATGGTATGATAATAGTTATTCTCAATCTGAAGTAGAACAAGATATAATTAATCAAATTACTGTAATAGGAATTGATGATATACCTAATGGAAGACCACTACCCCCATATGATCCTCAAGCTACTGGTGATGAAGAAATTGATCCTAATGAAAGCGGGTCTATTAATTTAGCTGAGTCTATAGATTTAAGTAAAATTTTAAGCATACTTGGTATAGACCTTCCCATTTCTAATCTACCAGTACCTCCCCCAGGCAGTCTTTCTCCTTCCGGTTCAGGAGAATCCCCAACTTCTATTACAGGCAGTCTTTCTTCTATTTCTGGTAGTTTACCTACTCCACCACCACTACCTAAAAAATTAAACTTAGTCCCCATCTCAGGAAAAATAGTAGATTTAAACACTAATGAACCTTTAATAGGAGTTAAAGTTATTAGTCCTTTAAAAAAAATTACTAAAACCGATAAAAATGGAGATTTTGAAGTTAAAGTACCTAAAATAGTAAATACTCCCTTAGATCCTAAAAAATTTACAATTAGTGTATCAAAAAATAAATATGCTCCTACTACAATTATTCCGTATACATCTAATTTAGATACTAAAACAAACTTAGGAATAGTTACTTTAAAACCATTAGAATCTAATTTAAAACAAGAAATTATTGATTTTTTAACTTTTAAAGAAGCAGAAGTAAAAGAGTATACTGAAAAAAATGTTACTGTAGAATTTAAAACTCAAAAAAAATTAAATGAATCTATTAATAATTTAAAAAAATTAGTTATTCCTTTATTGTTGGGGTTAATAGCTCAATATGGTGTAACTAAAGTTCAAGAATTAATAGATGAAATAGAATTAAATGGAGGGCAATTACCTGATAAAATTAAAGAATTAATTACATGTCCTCCCCCAGAAGTAATAAGTAAAATAATTGAAAGAAAAAATAAATTAGTTAAACAATTAACTAATGTTTTAAATTCAATCAATAAAGCAACTGAAGTTTTAACTATATCTCAAAAATATATTTCTATAGCAGATATATCTCTTAAAATTTTAGAAAATATCCCCACTCCTACTGCGATAGGTGGAGTAGGTATTCCTATTAGTGTAATTAATGGTATTCAAAAAACTATTAACTTTTTAAGTCAATTAATTGGAAAATTAAATATAGCAAATGGATTTATTTTATCTATATTACTTTTACTTCGAGCTACTTTAACCCAAGTACTTAATATCCTAAAACTATTAGATCTTATAACCCAATATTGTTCAGGAGCAACCCCAACCCCAATCTCAGCAGAATTAACAGCTTTAACTATCCAACAATCAAATCAACTTTCCCCAGTAGTTACAAATGTAAATGGATTTGAAATGGGGGTTGAAACAGAACCAACAACAAAAACACTTAAACGTAGAAGAGCTATAGCTAGAAATAAACAAGGTGTAGTCATGTTGCAAGGAGAATGGTCTTACAGCTCAATTGATCAGATATTAATAGATGAACTTGTATTTTATATACAACAAAATAATTTAAAAGCAGATTAACCCTATATTTATAATCATATGAAAAGTACAGATTTTAAAAAAATTATTAAAGAAGCCGTAAGAGAAGCAATACAAGAGGAATTGAAAGATATTCTATTGGAAGCTATTAAAGTTCCAAAACAAATAGTTAGAGAATCTATCCAACCAATTGAAACTCCAAAACCAACATTTACTCAACCAACAATGGATTTGAGACAAAAATATAAAGATGTATTAGGAGAAACAGCTTTAAGTTTCAATTCAAGTGATGTTCAACAACCATTTAGACCACAAGTAAGTGATCCTGTAAATGGTAATTTAGGAGCTGGAGAGGTAGGAATGGATCAAATTATGAGTTTATTAAATACTAAATAATGGCATTTAGCCCACAACAAATATATCCAATTGATTTAAATGCAAGTGCTGCTGTTGGGGTAAATCTCCCCCTAAGTGGTCCTGCAGTTTTTATCTCAAATTATCAAACCAAAGATGCTATTAAGAATAACTTAATTAATTTCTTTTTAACCAACCCAGGAGAACGCCCATTAAATCCAACATTTGGGGGTGGATTACGTGCTTTTATATTTGAACAAATTACAACAGATAATTTAAATTTTCTTAGAGAAGATGTAAATTCTAAAATATCTATTTATTTTCCTAACATAACTGTAGAAGATTTAATAGTAACTGGACAAGAAGACTTAAACCAAATTACCGTAACCCTCAAATACTCAGTAATTAATACTAATATAACTGATATCTTAGAAATACAACTTTAAAATGGCTAATACAAATAGAGATATAAAATATATTAATCGTGATTTTTCAGATCTTAGACAACGATTAATAGAATATTCTAAAACATATTTCCCCAACACATATAATGATTTTTCTCCTGCATCACCTGGTATGATGTTTATGGAACAATCAGCATATGTTGGTGATGTTTTAAGTTTCTATTTAGATAATCAATTACAAGAAACATTTACTCAATACGCCCAACAAACAAATAACATTTATGAATTGGCATATATGTTTGGGTATAAACCAAAAGTTTCTTCGGTAGCTCAAGCTACAATTGATTTTTACCAACAATTACCAGCTAAACAAGTAGGTTCAGAATATGTACCTGATTACGATTATGCTTTAACAATTGGAGAAAATACTACAGTATCATCTCAAAATGGAACTTCATTTTTAATCCAAGATAAAATTGATTTTTCAGTATCAAGTTCTCAAGACCCAACAGAAGTTTCTGTTTACCAAATTGCAGGAAATATACCTCAATATTTTTTATTGAAAAAAAGTAGAAATGCAATTTCTTCAAATATAGTTTCTGCTACATATACTTTTTCAGACCCTATCCCTTTTGATACTATTGATATTACCTCAAATAATTTTATTAAAGTACTAGATGTAATTGATTCGGACGGGAATAAGTGGTATGAAGTGGATCATTTGGGTCAAGAAATGGTATTAGATCCAATTAAAAATACTAATATAAATGACCCTAATGCGGGAACAGATGCTTCATATTTGCTAAGACTTAAAAAAGTCCAACGTAGATTTGCTTCTCGTGTGATTTCATCTACCCAAATCCAATTACAATTCGGTGTAGGTTCTCCAAATAATGTAGATGAAGAAATTACTCCAAATGCAAATAATGTAGGTATAGGATTACCATTTATGAAAGATAAATTAACAGCAGCTTATTCTCCTGTTAACTTTTTATACACTGGAACCTATGGAATTGCTCCTTCCCAAACCACATTAACTGTTAGATATTTAACAGGTGGAGGAGTTGAATCTAACATAGCAGCTAACACTTTAACATCTGTTTCCCCAACTAATGTAAAGTTTAATACTACTAATTTAAATGCAACTGCTGCTAATTATATATTCAGTTCATTAGCTTCAAATAATCCATTAGCAGCTACTGGAGGAAAAGCTGGCGATACAGTGGAAGAAATAAGACAAAATACATTAGCACTAATAGCATCTCAAAAACGTTCTGTTACAGCAGATGATTATTTAATCAGAGCATTAAGTATGCCTTCTGAATATGGTGCTATATCTAAAGCATATATTGAACAACCAAAATTAACAGATAATCAAGTATCAACAATTGAAACTTTAAATCTATATGTTTTATCTCAAAATTCAAGTGGGCAATTAGATTATGCTGGAGAAACCCTTAAAAACAATCTAAGAACTTATTTATCTCAATATAGAATGATTGGTGATAATATTGAAATTAGAGATGCTTTTATAATTAATATAGGTGTTGACTTTGAAATCATAGTTTACCCAGAATATAATAATAGTGAAGTTTTATTAGCGTGTATCACGGCTTTACAAAATTATTTTAATATTAATAATTGGCAATTAAATCAACCAATTATGTTAAGAGATCTATACATTTTAATTAATAAAATTGCAGGGGTCCAAACAGTAAAAAATATATCTATATCAAATAAAGCAGGCACCTCATCAGGATATTCACAATATGCTTATGATATAACTGGAGCTACTCAAAACCAAGTAATTTATCCTTCACTTGACCCTAGCATTTTTGAGGTAAGATATCCAAATCAAGATATAAAAGGTAAAGTAGTTCCTTTATAATTGCATATTTATAATAAAACATTATAAATGGCTGTTTATAAAATTTTTCCTACAAAGGATACTACTTTATATTCTTATTACCCCCTTATGAATACTGGTTTAGATGCTATTTGTGAAACTGCAAATACTTTAAACATAGATGGCAATCCTGGTGTTTCAAGATTTTTAACTCAATTCGATACTGAAGAAATACAAGATATTATAAATAATAAAATATCTGGAAGTTCATATAAAGTATATTTTAAAAATTTCATATCAACCGCGGAAGGAATAAATGCTAATACTTCTATTGAGGTATTAACTTTAGCCCAACAATGGAATAATGGAACAGGATATTATTTAGACTCCCCACAAACCACAGATGGAGCATCTTGGTATTTCTCTTCATTTTCAGGTTCAGGAAATTGGTCAACAAGTGGATCTAATAATGGATATTATTTCACTAGTTCATTTAATTCTTCATATGTTGGAGCTGGAGGAGGTAACTGGTATACAGGATCTAGTTTTAAAGTTACTGAATCGTTTGGTTTACGTACTGTAAAAGATATTGAACTAGATGTAAGTAATATAGTAAATACTTGGTATAGTTCCTCTATTCCAAATTATGGATTCATAACTAAACTAACCAGTTCCCAAGAATTCAACTCAGATGTAGATGTTCAACCTATATTAAAGTATTATAGTGTTGATACTAATACTATTTACCCCCCTCAACTAGAATTCAGGTGGGTAGATTATTCATCTGTTATATCACCCTCATCTTCTGTAGTTACTACTACAAACCTAAAAATGTCTTTAGCAGAAAACCCAGGTGTATTTTACCCGGATAGTGTTAATAGATTTTATATAAATGTAAGTCCTTTATACCCTGCTAGGGTGTACCAAACATCATCGTTGTATACTAATTTAAATTATTTACCAACTTCTTCATACTATGCTATAAAAGACTTGGCTACCAATGAATTTGTTGTTAACTTCGATAATCAATATACTAAAATTAGTTCTGATGGTGAAGGAAACTATTTTGATGTTTATATGAGTGGTTTAGAACCTGAAAGATATTATAAAATTTTGATTAAAACTACAATCAATGGTTCTACATTAATATTTGATGACAATTATTATTTTAAAGTTATTAATTAATGGCTGAAAATATTTCATTTAATAAACAGGTATATAACAAAGGAGATTATACTAAAATTATAGATACTTCTTTTAAACAGTTAGGTGTTCAAACAATTCAACAACAAATACAACAACAACCAACTGTTAATGATTTTTTTAATATGTACAATGAATTGTTTTATGATATTCCTGAAGTAGGAGAAACTAATTCTCATGAATATTTAATTCAACAAAGTAGTGAATACATTAATTTTGAAGCTAACCAAGAAGAAATAGCAGCATTACAGGCCGAAATAGCCCAATTAAGAACAGATTTACTTGATGCTCAAAAACAAATAATAGAGTTACAAACAGGAACAACATTAGCTAATCCACAATAATGGCAGCAGAAATTACCCAAATAGATACACAAGATTTTACTTCTCAAATGTATGAGGGGCAAGATACAAATTTAATTTCAACATTTGATTTAAGTACTTCTTTCGTATCTTCAAGTTATATAGAATCTTTTATATATGATAATAATCGTAATATAATTACTTTTAATTATAATTTTACCGATTATACTATCCAAAATGATGGGCAATCTGCTGGGAGTAACGGAAATGTATCTCAAATAACAATAGATCCCGAACAGTTTCTTATAGATAATGGATTTGACCAAGGAGAATATATTACCTACTTCAATTTCTTTAATAACAAAATAGGTTCCGAACTCCAACCACTATATATAGCTGAAATTTCCTCAGATAGAACTGAAATTCGTTTAGATAGTACAACTCTTTCAAATTTAGATATAGTTGAACAGGCAAATCAATTTATACAAGAAAGAGAAGATAGTACTTATTTTTTAGATTTCTATTTAAATTTTGGAGAAAATAATTTAAGCATAGCAAATAATCTTCAGTTAGATGATGCTGACCCAATTAACCCTACTGTACTTGTTAAGTTATATGAACCTCTCCCAGAAGAGTTTGATATAAATTCTGTATTATGGGTTGTAACTACTTTTGAAGAACCAGTAGCTTATCAAGTTACTTTTGAAGATGAACCTATTGTTCTTAATGATTTTGAAAATATAAGTGGTCCTAATTTTAATATAGATTTAAAAGATAGAGTAAATAATTCTACTCAAAATTTATCTTATGAAAATTTAGTTTCAACCTCGTTAACAAGTTCAATTCAACAATTAAATAGTTTACTTGAGGAAAAAGAAATTGATATAAATGTAGATTATACTTCATTTGAAAATTTTATCCATTTCAGTTCAGTACAAACACGTTTAGAAAATTTTTATTCTAAAATCCAATTAATTGAACAGTATTCTTCCTCTATTGCTATATTAAACAATACAACAAATTCATCTGCATCTATTAGTAGTAGTGCAGCAGTATATGAAAGTAAAATAGATAATATCATAACTAATTTTGATGGTTATGAATATTTTTTATATTATGAAAGTAGTTCATATGCTTGGCCTAAAACCAATTCACAAAAACCATATAAATTAGAAAAATCAAATAACCCAATAGTTTTAAATTGGATTGGAAGTGCAAACGAATCTGACTCATATTTTGGAGGACTACTTTACACAGCATCATTATACGACAATAATAACAAAGATAATCTTTATTTCTCAATCCCAGAATATTTAAGAGAAGACCCTGCTAATGATCAATACCTATTGTTTATTGATATGGTTGGGCAATTTTATGATAATATCTGGATTTATTATAAAGATGTAACCCAAAAATATAATGCTGATAATCGTTTAGAATATGGTATTTCAAAAGATATAGTTGCAGATGCAATTCGTGATTTTGGAATTAAATTATACCAAAATAATTTCTCAAACGAAGATTTATACACAGCATTTTTAGGTTTAACCCCAGAAGGTGGTTTATTTCCTTTTCCAAACATAACAGGATCTTTACCAACTCCTTCAGGTTACGAATATGTTAATACTTTAATATCAGCATCTAGTGATTATATACCGTTAGATGATGTGAATAAATCGCTATATAAACGCATTTACCATAATTTACCATACCTGCTTAAAGCAAAAGGTACAATACCTGGTTTACGCGCACTTATTACCTCATATGGTATTCCTGATACTATATTGAGAATAAATGAGTATGGTGGAAAAGATAAAGTAAACTCAAATGATTGGGATTATTGGCAAGATGAATTCAACTATGCTTTTAATACTAAAGGAGATAATTTTTTATTTAGTAGATGGAATCTTAATTCAAATTGGGGTTCTTCAAAATTAATTCCTTTAACTATAGGATTTAGATTTAAACCCACAGGTTTCCCACCATCTGATGTTTCCCAATCATTATTAAGTTTTAATGTAAGTTCAACAACTTCTGTAGGGGTACTTAGTTTAGAATATACAGGATCTGGATTAACAAGTGGTTCATATAGTGGTTCTATTGTTGATCCTTATTATCAATATGCTAAATTAACACTTTACCCATCATCATCAAATTTAAACCTTTCAGCAAGTGTTTATTTACCATTTTATGATGGAAATTGGTGGTCCGTAATGTTAACTAGTGGAAGTAATGGATATACATTACATGCTGGAAACAAAATATATGAAGGTGGCGATAATAATACTGTATTAGGATTTTATTCAACTTCTTCTGTTACATCATCTTACAATAGTTGGGATAATTCTATTAGGATTAATTATTGTTCTTCTTCTTTATTTTCTCCATATGTAGGAAATCTTCAAGAAATAAGATATTACAAAAATCCATTAAGTGAAAGTGTATTCAAAGATTACATAATGAACCCTTATTCAATTGAAGGAAATTCATTAAATTCCTCCCCAGAAGAACTTATATTTAGAGCACCTTTAGGAGGAGAATTATATACAGGGTCCGTTTCAATCCACCCTAAAATAACAGGTTCATGGGCCTCAACCCAATCATTTTCAGACAATACTAGTAATATTTCTTTCTTTTCAACCCCAGAATATACAACTAATAGAGAATATTTCTTTTATGATCAACCCATAGCAGGTATTAAAAACACAATTTCTGACAAAATTAGAATAGAAGATAATGTAATGCCTGGAGGAGATACTTTATCTCAATATAAAGCACTTTCTCAACAATCTAATATATCTCAAAGTTATACTTCAAATATTAATTATTTAGAGGTAGCTTTTTCACCTACAAATGAAATAAATGAAGATATAATGGATCAAATAGGTTCATTTAACATAGGTGAATTTATTGGAGATCCAAGATTAAGATCATCTTCTGCAGTTACATACCCTGCATTAGATCAATTACGAAATGCTTATTTTCAAAAATATACTAAAAATTACGATTTAGTTGATTTTATTCGTTTAATTAAATTTTTTGATAATTCATTATTTAAAATGATTCGAGATTTTGTACCTGCACGTACAAGTCTTGCTTCTGGTGTTGTAGTAAAACAACATTTACTTGAAAGAAATAAATATCCTCAACCACAAATGGAGTGGGAAGATTTAGATATTTCTGGAACTTTAAAACCAACTTGGAACGATTACGAACCAGGAACTGTAGAACATTTCGAAGGTAGTACTGGAGGGTCATTTAACCAATTTAATTTAATAACTAACACAGCACAGAGTTGGACCGAAAGTATTAATACCCCTTCAGGCTCAGTGCTTGTAATTCATAATTCACAAGATGAATTTTATAACGGTGAATTTAGTGGATCTACAATATTGGTTTCTAATGGTATAGTAAATGAAGCATATCCAATAAGTAATCAAGAATTTGAATATAAACAAGTTCATTATTATGGAACTTCAAGCAATGCCTCATATGCTTCAGCTTCAATTGAAGATTCAATATTTTTAAATAATTTTTTAAATAATGTTACTTCACCTCAAAACGGAGAAATATTATTTTATAATGAAATGATATTTGTAAATATTTCTATTTTTGGACAATCTGTTACTGTTTGGGGTGGAAATTGGAGAACTAAATATTTAAAAATAGCAAAAACTGATTGTAGTGGAAGTAATAATACAACTGTATTAGGAAATATTGATAAAGCTTTAATATATAATCCAATATCAAATTTATATACTCAATATAATTTAACAGTTTTAAATGAAAAACCAAATTATTATCTATATCAAGTAAACCCAACTTTACGATATATTCCATCTCAACTTCCAAATCAAGTATTTGATTATACTGTTTCTGCTTCAAAAGGAATTACTAAAAATATAGATGAACCAGATGTTTCAAATCCTTTTTTAGATAGAATTAATTCATGGACCTCAGTAACAGGAAATGCAGCTCATTACGGAACTCCATATTTTAGTACCTCATCAGGATTATTTTCCCTAGAAAACACCCCAAATACTCCTTTAGCATTCTCAGCTTCAATTACCACATCAGGTTCATCTACTACTCAAGGGTCAGGGCGTTTATCACTTAGATTATATAGAAATGGAGTATTTTCAACATTAGATAGTATATCTGGTATTAGTTTAACTACTGTTACTACAACTACATTTACCTCATCTTTAATATATCCTTTACAAAATGATGTATTGTTCTTATCTCTTACTAGAAATGCTACTGGAGGACCTATTCCTGTTTTAAAATCCGGTAGTTTATTAATTACTCAAAGCAGATTAGTTAGTACTTCAAGTTGTGAACCTGTTATATTTGAACCATATCTTACAACTCCAAATTTTTATAATAGTGATGAAAATGCATTGTTAAATAATGTTTTTGATTTAAGAGATAGCTCATATTATATGGATGTTGATTATGCAAGAGGTATAACAGAACCCGTTAATTTTGATCAATTAATAAGTGGAAGTGCAACTCGAGCAAAAGTACAAGATTCAAATTATACTACACAACGCCATATAATTCCTAGATATTTAGGTTCAAAATCAACTTCTCAACACTTAAATAAATGGACTGAAGGAGATGCAGGAACATATGGTAAACTCCCAACAGTTGAAAATTTAAAAACATATGTAGCATATGGAGAAATGGGAGGAAGTTGGGCACCTGAAAGAATGAATGCTTCTACATTTCAAATTAAATACTTGATTAAAGAAGATGGGACAATAGATTCTCCAAATGTTTCCGAAAACTCACTTCAAAACAATCAGGGTACTTTTCAATCTGGAGAAAGATTTAAAATAAGCTCTACTGTTCCTGGAGGAGGAGAAGCAATAGAATATAGAACAGTTATTAGAGGAGGAACTCGAATTGAACCTATTCTGTATACTCAGATAGGCCATTCTCCTGCTTCTTGGAATAATGTAACTATGTCTTTTACAACAGATTTTATTACTAGTGCTGCCGTTGGTAATTATACCGCTAAATCTTCCCCATCAGCTTCTAGCCCATTTTTTGGAGAATATGGAGATTTTGCTGGTATAGATTTTAATAATAATGTTTTAATAGGTGCAAATGCTTCTTCTTGGTCCAATAACACATATGTAGTTAATTCTGGCATTATACTTGAAAATGTAACTTTAAGAATTAAAGTCCATATTGAACCAGTATTAAGAGCTGGAACTATAGGGAATCAAATTCATTACGCTGCCGCTAGATTAATTAGAAAAAGAGGAGCAAATGAGACCATATTGGAAGAAATAACAATTCCATTAAGTCTTATTATTGCTAATCTACCCACCCCAATTGGAGTAACCATTTCAGATCTTTCATTTAATAATATTGATTTTGATTATTTAATACAACCCCAAAATCTTCAACCAAACGATGAAATTTTTATCAGAGCAACCCATATCACTAATACTTATGGTGATACAATCCCAGCGATTAGATATAAAAAGAATTCATCTTATTTTCAAGTAAGTCAAATCCCTGCCCCAACCTCAACCCAAGTAACTTCCTCAGGTACTAATACTCTCTGGGGTTATCCTGATAATACTAAATTATATGCTATAACAGCATCTAACCCAGTATTAAATGGTCTTTATGATCAAGGATTTAAACAAGTTGATATAACAGGATCAGGATTTAATACAATATCATTACCTTGGTCTATAAAATATGGAGATGAATTTAGATTTGAAGGTAATGAAAATAACAATTTCATAGTTAAAAAAGTATATGATGCTCCAGAAACAGATAATGATCGAGTATCCCAAACGGGTTCAATTGAAGTTCAATTTGGAGGTACTTTACCATCTGCATCCATTAACTTAGATCATTTCTTAATTAGAAGATATGTTGATGATGCTTCACAAGTTTTATTTGAAGGATTTAAACCAACCAACTCACAAGGACCATATATAATAACCCCAGAATATGTAACTCCATCATTAAACCAAAATGTTGATACCTTTATTACGGATCTTACACAGAAAGGTTTGATTTAACAATATTTATTAGTATAATACATCTATAACAAAATAGAATAATGGGATATTTAAATAATAATGTCGTTACAGTTGACGCGATTTTAACAACAAAAGGTAGAGAACTTTTAGCAAAAAATGATGGTTCTTTTAGAATTACACAATTTGCTTTAGCAGATGATGAAATAGATTATACATTATATAATCCAAACCACCCATCAGGTTCAGCGTTTTATGGAGAAGCAATTGAGAACATGCCTTTACTTGAGGCATTTCCTCTTGAAACTCAAATTATGAAATATAGATTAGCTACTTTACCTCGTGGAACAGCTAAATTACCTGTACTTGATTTAGGTTATTCTGCTATTACATTAGTTCAAGGAGCTTCATTAGCAATTACTCCTCAAACATTAAATTACTTAGGTAATAACCAAACTTATGAAACTAGTGGATACTCAGCTACTATTTCGGATGTTCGTTTAATGTCTACATTTACTGGTATTGGTATTAATACCACAGCTGCATTAACTGCTAATACAACTACTACATTAGGAACTAATGTTTCTACAACAGTAATAGGTTCTCAAATTAACTTAAGAGCAACTACTGTAAATACATTATTTGGAACCAATACTCAACTTTCAGCTACATTAACAGTAGTAGGTTTAGATAGTGGTGCTAGATTAACTATTCCAATTACAATCAATAAAACTCAATAAAAATAATAAACGATGTCATATAAAAGATTTGATCCTGAAGATTTTGTAGTAAGTAGTGATTCAATTACCTCTACATTATGGTCAAGTGGGGCTCCAACATTAACAACATTTTTTACTAGTTCTGTTCAAGAAGCAAGCTCAGCAGGAGACTATTATTTAAGTATATATAATACTTCTTCAGCTGACCAAGAAGTTCAATTTGATATAGTGTATTGTGATTCTCGAGGAAGCGGTAGTACATGGTTTAATCCAATTGTACCAGGTGCTTCTCCAACAAAAACAATGTATGGTCAATATCGTGCTTTAATTTTAGAGGATGAAAATGCTAATTTTATTTTTGGAAAAGGAAATAATGTTGTAACAGGATCAAATTTTTGGGTTTTATCCATTGAAAGAGCAAGATATAAACAATCACTCTTCCCAGGATCTTTAAATTTAAAACTTTCTGGATCAGCAGGTATTATAAATTTAACAGATGATTCTTTAGACAACCCAGTAAATACATTTATTGGTTCATCTCGTGTATTTCAATTAATTTCAGGTTCAGGTGGAACAGCAGGGTCTTTAGCTGCTAGTGGGTATGTAGCCGGATCTGGTTCATATGGTTTAGTATTTCCTGATTTAGGAACTATTATTTTAAATCCATTTGCAATTTCCCAATCAATTGGAGTTTCACCTAGTCGTTCAAATAATTCTGATGGTTTAAATAATGGAAAACTATTTACTTCTATTAACTTAGGTAAATCCTTTGCTTTAAACTCAGAAGAAACTATTACATCTGATTATGTATTTGTTAGAGCTAGAAACAGTGAATTTAACTACTCAGAAAACCCATCATTTATATCAGGTTCTACAGGTGAGGTAATTTATGATAATTTTATAAATGCTCCTCAAGTATACATTACAACTGTAGGAATGTATAATGATTCTAGTGAACTTTTAGCAGTTGCTAAAATGTCAAGACCATTGATAAAAGATTTTACAAAAGAAGCTCTAATTAGAGTAAAACTTGATTTTTAATAATGAATGAGCATCTTCAAACCATTCATAACTTCTGACATTGTTGTCTCCCCATTCAAAGTAAATAAATCTTTTACTTTTAAAGGTAACTTTGAATTAACTGCTTCTAATGTAGGGATTGATAGGTATATTGGACAAAATATTACATCTTCACTTTGGGTATCTGGTTCATATCCAACAGGCCAAATAAATACCCAAGATAAAATTTTAGTCTACCGCTCAGTTAAAGAACTCTATTATTCAAATTATCTTACAAACCCATCAGGTTCACCTGCAGGAACTGCTTCTTTTAATACAGACGGAACCATTACAGGTCCTGCTTATACTCCAAATTACTATAATTATTTATCAACAACTCTCCCAACTTACAGATATATCCCAACAGGATCAGGAGATATAATTGGGGTTATATCTATACCTTCAAATTTATTTGGTGAATATTTAACCCCAGCATCCTTAACTTTAAAATCAGGAAGTATTACATTACAAGATGATGGAATTGGAAATATAATCTCAGGATCAACTAATGTAGGAAATGTAATCTATGAACATGGGATGATAATATTAACTAGTGGATCATTTATTAATAATTTTATTACTACCCCAAATTTAACTTGTTCTTTTGAAAGTACAGTTACTATATATGAATCCCAATATAAATGTACTCTTAGACAAAATGAATTTAATTTTTCACAAAACCCAACATTAATTTCTGGTAGTTCAAATAGTGGGAAAATATATGATTTTGCAACTGGTTCTTACTTTGATCCATATGTTACAACAGTAGGTTTATATAATAACAACTATGAACTTTTAGCTGTTGCTAAATTAGCACAACCTTTACCACTTTCATCTGTAACAGATACATCAATATTAGTTAATTTAGATTTATAAATTTTATGTCAAATTGGTTTTATAATGGTAAATGGATAGAATCCATTGAAGATTTCCCTCAAGATACCTACGGTTTTATTTACATAACAATACATGAACCCTCAGGTAAAGCATATTTGGGTAAAAAAGTACTATACCATAACGTTAAGAAAAAATTAACAAAAAAAGAACTTGCTGAGCAGACTGGCAGAGGAAGAAAATCAACTACCCAAGTTGTACAAAAGGAATCTGATTGGAAAACCTATTATGGCTCAGCTAAACCTATACTTGAGCTAATAAAACAAGGAAAACAAAAAGATTTTACTCGTAAAATTTTATGTACTGTTGAAAATAAAAAACTTTTAACATATTACGAATGTAAATATCTATTCCAATTAGGTGTTTTAGAAAACCCGGATGAATGGATAAACGATAACATTTTAGGTAAGTTTTTTAGAAAAGATTTTGTTACCCAAGAATAAGATTGTATCTTATATTTATGGTAAATGAACTACTAGTTAATTTAGTAAATTCTGTTTTAGGAGCAGGGAAACGAACAGCAAGAGGAAATCAAGCATATACGTGTCCATTTTGTCATCACCATAAGCCAAAACTCGAAGTTAATTTTACTGAAAACAAAGAAGGAAATAATCCTTGGGCGTGTTGGACATGTGGTAAAAAGGGTAAAACTATAAAAAGTTTATTTAAACAAGTACAAGTTGATGCTTCATATTTTCAAGAACTAGGCAAATTAGTTAAAAATGTTTCTGTAGAAGATATAGGAGAAGTAAAACAATCATTACTTGAATTACCAAAAGAATTTAAAACATTTATCAACAATAAAGATATTGTAGCAAAACATGCTTTAGTATACCTCAAAAAACGAAATCTTACCAAACAAGATATTTTAAAATACAATATTGGATATTGTGACTCAGGTCAATATAATAATATGGTAGTCATACCATCATATGATAACAACGGTAAATTAAATTATTTTACCGCGAGATCATTTGAAAAAGACCCTTATGTCAAGTACCGCAACCCTGAAACGTCTCGCGATATAATACCGTTTGAATTGTTTATTAATTGGGATTTACCTATTATATTATGTGAAGGTCCATTTGATGCAATTGCAATAAAACGAAATGCTATACCATTATTTGGTAAAAACATACAATCAAATTTAATGAAAAAAATTGTTACTTCTAAAGTACAAAAAATATACATTGCATTAGATACTGATGCTGTTAAACAAGCCCTTGGTTTTTGTGAACAGCTTTTAGACATTGGAAAAGAAGTTTATCTTGTAGAAATGCAAGGAAAAGATCCAAGTGAAATGGGTTTTGAAAACTTTACCAAACTTGTACAAACAGTTTCTCCTTTAACTCAATACAATTTAATGGAGAAAAAATTATATACCATATGAAAAAAAGGAATATTAAAAAATCCTATGATCGAATTTTAGAAATATCTGATGATGCACAACAAATAACTTTACCTGACTCCCGTTATTATAGAAGAAATGGAAAATATTATCCATCTGTAACATATGTTTTAGGATATTATCCAAAAGGTAAATTTTTTGAAAATTGGTTAAAACAAGTTGGATTTGCTTCTGACTATATTGTTAAAAAAGCAGCTGAAGAAGGTACTCAAGTGCACGAACTGTGTGAGGCTTATTTAAATGGAGAGGAATTAAAATTTTTAGATGATAAAGGACGCCCCCAATACAACCCAGATGTTTGGCAAATGTTTTTACGTTTTGTTGAATTTTGGGAACTTATTAAACCTACTCTAATTGAAACTGAAGTTCATTTATTTTCAGATATATTAAAAGTAGCTGGTACTTGTGATTTGATTGTTGAAATTAATGGTGAACTATGGTTATTAGATTTAAAAACATCAAATCAACTTCAATTAACATATGAATTACAAACTGCAGTTTATGGCCAATGTTATGAAGAATGTTTTGGAAGAAAAATAGACCGTTATGGGATTTTATGGTTAAAATCATCTAAACGTGGAGCTAAAAAAGATAAAATGCAAGGTAAAGGATGGGAAATAGTTGAATCAACTCGTACATTTGAAGAAAATATTGATATTTTTAAAACAGTAAAACGTTTATTTGATTTGGAAAATCCAACACATTCCCCAACTTTCACTGAATTTAGAACAATAGCTAAACGAGAGCTATAATATGTATAAGTATGATAAGTCTGGTTCAATTGTTAAAAGAGGTTCAAAGCAGCCCTAAAGCTATTTTTATGGCAGGACCTGCTGGATCAGGTAAAACAACTATACTTAATCAATTAGGTCTTCAAAACTTTAAAGTAATAAACGTAGATGATGTTTATGAAGAACTTTTAAAAACAGAACTAGGTAAAGAAGATTTTGCTTCAATGTCACCTGAAGAACTATCCCAAGCCGCTAAATTAATGGGTAAAGCTAGAGTAGTAACTAAAGAAAAAGAAACCCAAGCTTTATCAAATTCAGAAAATGTTATAATTGATGGTACAGGAGCTGCTTCAAGACCATTACTTAAGAAAAAGGAAGATTTAGAAGCGATGGGGTACGATACGTTTATGATATTACTTTATGTATCACCTATGACATCTTTAAAACGTAATGCTGAACGTGGTAGAAGTTTACCTACAAGTGCTGTATTAAAGAGTTGGGAAGGTGTAGTAAAAAATATTGATTTATATAAACAAGCATTTGGAGAAAACATTATTGTTATAAATAATGACCCTAAAAATGCTGATCCATCATTTGATGTTCAATCAATAATTAGTACTTTTCCTCAACCTAAAGGAAAACCTAAATCATCTGAGGAACTAGCAAAATCAAAAGCAGAAAAAGAAAAAACAAATCAAGAAATAAAATCACTTTTAAATATTGAACGTGAGTTTGATACATTAGAAGATGCAAAAAATAAAGTAAATGAATTCGTTAGTTAAATCAATTCTACAACCTTTATTAGAGCAAGATTCAAAAAATATTGCTCTTATCCCTGGTGGATTTAAACCACCTACATTAGGTCATTTTTATTTAGCAGATGAGGTAGCTAAAAATCCTAACATAGATAAAGTAATTGTTCTAATAGGCCATAAAGATAGAGATGGTATAACTAAAGAAGAAAGCAAACAAATATGGGATATTTACAAAAAATATCTTCCTTCTAATGTTGAAATCCAATTATCCCAAAATCCTTCCCCAATCACAGATGTAAATTCAATTATTAAAAACGACCCAACAAATATGTATTTTCCTGTAGTTGGAATTAGAGGAGAAGAAGATATGGGTGATTTAAAACGTTTTGATAGTTTAAGAGGAAAATACGATAATTTTGAACCTATTGTAGTTAAAAGCGATGAAGAAGGAGATCGCATAAGCGGCACAAATGCTAGATTAGCTGTTTTAAACGGTGAATTTGAATCGTTTCAACGTTATCTTCCAACAGAACTCTCAAATAAAGATAAAGATCAAATATGGTCTATTTTAACCAAAACACCTATCCAGGAAATAATGTATGCTGAACCTAGCAAATTCAGTTACCCTACAATGTTATCTTCACTTATACAATACATGTTAAGTAAAGGAATGGATATTCGACCTTTACCTAAAGTGAAATTTGTAGATGATGATATTAAAAATTCCCAAAATTTCTTTGGAAAAACAGCATATTATAATCCAAATGATAAATCTATAGTTTTATACACTTATGGACGTCATCCAAAAGATGTAATGCGTTCGTTTGCTCATGAAATGATTCACCATGAACAAAATTGTAATGGTAAATTAGGTAATATTACAACCCAAAACACAAATGAAGAGGGAGATTTACCTGAAATTGAACGTGAAGCATATGAAAAAGGCAATATGATGTTCCGAAATTGGACAGATACTATTACTGAAGGTGTTTTAAAAGAAGAACAAGAAGATGATGTAATACTTTACCCTAGTACACTTAAACCAGGAGTAAACATCATGGTTGTCTTTAAAGAAAATGAAAACTATGAAAACCTATCTCCACTATTTGATGAATACGGGTATGGTTTTTACTACCCAGAACAAAAATCAATAATCATTGATGGTGAGGTATTTGTTAATTCTGATTTAGATCTTAACGATTTAAAATTTGTTGAAGCACACGAAGTATCTCATTTGCTTTTAGGACATACAGGACCTTATTCAGAAGACGATGAAATAGATGCTGATTTAGGAGCATATATTTTATTAAAAGATAAAGGATTGTCTACTGAAAAATTAGAAAAAGAATTTAAAAATAGACATGGGATAGATTTTAGTGAAGAATTACTTGAGAGAGTAAAAAACATGTTGTAAATTTACCCAAACTTTAGAATGAAAAAAATACCTACATTATTAGATTTATATAGATTAATCACTGAAGATAAATCTTTTACATATACCATATATTGTGATATGGATGGTGTGTTATGTAATTTTGATAAAGGATACAAAGATTTAACAGGGATGTCAACTGATGAAGCTAATATGTATCCAAAACCATTTTTTTGGGAACTCTTTAGAAAAAATTTAGACGAAAAAAATATTAAAGAAAGAAATTTTTGGGCTAATCTACAACCCCAACCAGGAGCAGAAAAATTATGGAAATTTATTGCTCCATACATGCCAAATATACTTTCTGCCCCTTCTATTAATTTGTCCCATTCTAAAAAAGACAGATATAATCCCGAAATAAATGAAGCTATTATAGGTAAAAAAATGTGGATTGCAAAAAATTTATCTAATGTAGGAGAAGAAATTTTTGTTCCTGCCCCAGAAAAAGCTAAATTTGCTGCTCCAAAACATATACTTATAGACGACATGAATAAAAACATAGCATCTTGGAAAGCAGCTGGTGGGATAGGAATTTTACATACTTCAGCAACTGATACTATAAAAACTTTAATAAACGATTACGGATTTAATGAAAGATAATGTTTTAAAAAAACAGTTCCAAAAACGTGACGTAGAACGTTTACGTAACCTTGTAAAAGGTAAACATGGTGATCGAACCACAGTTGGAATTGGTTATAATGGAGAAATAACAGAAGACCATAAAGAAGGTGATGTTTGGGAACAAGGTGGAAAAACTTGGACAATTAGAGATGGCATCAAAGAGAATATCACTAAATTAGATAAATTTAAAAAAACAGCAGTTCCTTTATTTTGTCCCGAGTGCAAACAAATTATGGACAAACAATTAGATCCACATTATTTTAAATCGTATAATCATTGTTTAGATTGTAGAACAAAATTTGAAACCCAACTTAAAATAGAAGGTAAGTGGCAGGACTATGTTAATTCTACATTTAATGCTGAAATAGATAAACAAATAGAAGAGTATAAAAGTTATTTTGAAAACCTCCTTTCAGAAGGAAATCAAAACTATGTTTCTGAAAATGGTGAAATTCAAAAATGGGTTGGCGGAATAGATAAAGAGCGTGCTCAAAACGCTTTAGATGAGATGGTTAAACACTTAAATTCTTTAAAAAAATGACAACTGTTGGAGTTACAATAATTGTAGCATTGATTACTGCTGTAGTTGGACCTATAATTGTTAACTGGGTTAAATTAAAAATGGAAAATAAAGATGCTTCTACCCCAATGAGAGATGCTCTTGAAACTTCCACACTAATTGATACTCAATTAGAGCAAATAATGGAAGAACTAGAATGTGATCGAATTTGGATAGCCCAATTCCATAATGGAGGATATTTTTACCCCACAGGAAGATCAATTCAGAAATTTTCTATATTTTACGAAAAATGTACCCCCGAAACCCTAACCATTCAAAATACATTCCAAAATATTCCAGTATCTTTATTTCCTAGAGTATTATCTAAAGTATACAAAGACAATGAATTGTCAATTGAGGATGTTGAAGTAGAAGAAGATACATATGGTTTAGAATATATAACAACTCAATTTGGTACTAAATCAATTTGTATGGTTGGTTTACATAGTTTAGATAATCATTTAATAGGTGTACTAGCTATTTCATTTCTAAATCCCCACCACATCACAAGAGATGAATGGATTTATATAAGACAAAAAGTAGGAGTTGTAGGAACATTACTTTCCGAATATTTATACACGACTAATAAAAAATAAAAAATGGATAATTTTGACTTAAAAAAATTCTTAAAAGAAAGTAAAGCTATTGAGAATTTAAACCCTATATTAAAAAAAGATAATCTTAGTGAAATCAACATGCGTGATAAAATCAAAGAAATGATTTTAGCTGAACTAGAATTGGATGTTAATGACCCTGATAGAACTGATGCTGCAGAAGCAAGTGCTTATGATCCACTATATGAAGGCGATGATAAAGAAGAAGAGGATACAGAAAAAGAAGAAGCTTATATAGAGGGAGGTTTTGGTAGTTTTGAAGAAGCTAAAAAGAAAAAAGGAGAAGAAGTAGAAGATGTTGAAACAACAGATGTTGAAACAACCGATACAACTGAAGAAGTACCTGCTGAGGAAGCACCTGTAGCAGGTGGTTTAGAAGATGTAGCTGCTAATATGGAGGGTACAGAATCTGAATTAATGGGACACTTAATGGATGCCCTTAAAATTTCTAAAGGAATGGGCAATGAAAAACTTGAAACACAAATTGGAAATACACTTAAATTTTTCGTTAGCGAATATATTGGAAGTGGACAAGAGTAAATAATTAAATCTATATAAAAATAAAATCTATGAACACAACAGAAATTTTAGAAACAATTAAAGCAGAAGTAGCTATTTTAGAAACAGAACATGCAAAAACTTCAAAAGCAGCTCGCGGTAGAGCACGTAGTGCAGCTAACACAATTAAAAAATTAGCAGCTGAATTTAAAAAGACTTCAACTGCAGAAGACAAAGCGTAATGCAAAAAAAAAGAACCAATTTATCAATTAAGAAATCCAACGGAACTTCCGTTGGATCTTTTGGTTCTTTAAATGAAGGATTTATCCCAACCCCTGAACAATCACAGGAAATAGTAGATAAATTTAAATCCATTATCAATACTCGTTTAGATAAATTATATGATACTAAAGGAGCAGATGGGGAATTGTATGCTTACGGTATTGCTGTTAATCAAGTAAAGAAAAAAACAGAACCAGGTGAAGAAACACCTACAGAAGAAACACCAACAAAAAAACCAATGGATAAAGATCAAAAATTAAAAGAAATGATTCAAGCGGCTTTGTCTAAGCCATTAGAAGAAAAGAAAAAATCTTTCCCTGATTTAACAGGTGATGGTAAAGTAACCCAAGCTGATATTTTAAAAGCAAGAGGGGTTGAATTAGATGAAGATCTTGATTTAGGTCACCAAGATGATGAACCACATATGCTTAAAGCTGATCTATATCGTATTGGAAAATATGCTATGGAACTTTATAAAATGGTTGATCAATTTGAAGGTGAACAAGAAGTTGATTTCCCACATTGGTGGCAATCCAAAATCATTAAAGCTAAAGATATGTTAATCTCAGCAAAACATTATCTTGATTTTGAATTAAAAGAACCTCAAGTTGATGCTATGGTAGATGTTGCTTCTGAAGAAGAAGCAATTGACGAAATGTCAAAAAAACAAATTAAAAAACGTGGTGAAATATTTGATGCTTTAAAAGCTAAAGGTATGTCTGATGAAAAAGCAGGTAAAATTGCTACATCAACAGCAATGAAGAAAAAAATTAAAGAAGCTATTTTAGCTAAACTTAAAAATAAATAATGACTCGCGACCAACTAAAAAATAGAATCAGAGGTTTAATAAAACAGGTTTATACTGTAAACGCAGTAACACCTGAAGAAGCTGCTCAATATGATGAGTTAACTAAATTTCCTGAACTTAAAGCAGTTATAGTTGATTTATTGACAGATGAATATGATAATTTTTTAGATTCAATTGATTGGGTAGCACCACGTCCTACTACATTTAGAATTAATTTAAAAAATGGTCAAGATTTTTATTTAATGTATGGCAAACGTAGTTGGATTGCCCAAGTTCAAGGTAAAAAGTACTATTTACTTAATTTACCAGAAGAAGAAAGAGCAGCAGAAGCCATTGCTCGTATTTTAAGATACGGAACTAAAGAAGAAACAACTGGAGAAGAAGCAGGATTTGAACCACCATCAACTGAAACACCAGCTGAAACCCCAGCTGAAACCCCACCAACAGAAGAAACCCCAGCATAATGGATATATTAGAACAGTTTTTACATAGTATAGCTTATAAGTTTCCTAAAGGATATCCTGATCTAAAAAATAAACAGGATTATTTATTACTTGAACGTGAATTATTTAAACATAATATTGATTTAAGAGAGGGAACTAAAGCATCTAATACGCGTAAAGCAATTGATGCTATTGTTAATTCCCAAGAAGGTAAAGCAGCTGGTTTAGCAAAAATGAAAGATACCTATAGAATAGGCAACGTCAATAAAATAGATAAAGATAAATTTATTGAAATTTTAAACAAAGTATTTAATTCACCTAAAATTAAAGTATATGGTCCTAAAGAAGGACCTAACGATAGTTCAAAATATAACATGTTTGAATTTGAATTAGAAGGTGAAGGTCAAGTTCAAATTACTTTAGCAGGTGGGGCAAATGAAGGTGAAAAATATGAACAAGGTTTACTTGGAAAATTAAAATCGTTTGCTGGAACTCCGTTAGATTCAATAGATGATTATGAAGTAAAACAAATATTTACTACTTTAGGAATAGACCCAACCCAATTAACCCCAGAAGATATTTACTTTGCAGGTGCATCTGATACTTCAAGAAAACTTTCATTTGATGGACCTCAAAAAATAGGTGATGTTATTGCAGATATTGTAATTGAAGCCCCAAACCAAACATATTATTTATCAATTAAAAATGTTGGTGGTTCTGCTATTTACAATGGTGGAAATATACCATTTATTGTATTTGATAAAGAAGGTAAAGTAATATTTGATCAATCCAAATATCAAGATAATCCATTATTTGCAGATATATTTGACACTTTAAATATTGATTCTCAAAGAATAGCAGATGGGTTAAACAATTACATTAATCAAACAGGTACACCAAATAGTTGGGAATCTGTTAGTGGAATTGATGTAAATAAAGTTAAAAATCTTTTAGCTTCATCTTTTGGATATGGTTATTGGTATGTTAGAGAAAAACCTGGAGGAAAATTATTCATGTACCACGTAGCAACCCCAGAGGATGCTTATAAAATGGTAGGTGATCTTAAATCAGATTCAGTCAAAGTAAAATACCCAGGCCCAACTACAAAAGTACTTGAAGTTCGAATTGAAACTGAAAGTGAAGTGCTAGAAGGAGGTAAAAACGTTCCTTTAGTATATCAAATTGTAGCTAGGAATGCTGCTGGTAAAGTATTACCATTACGAATGAATATTAGAACAAATAAATAATATTTATAAACATGGAACGCCTAAGAAAATTAATAAAAGAAGTACTTTCCACACCACCAAAAAAAGACAAATGTAATTGTGGTTGTCACGATTGTGATAATGTAGGTAATGCTGGTGTAGTATTAAATGAAAGTATTGCCCCAAAGCAGATCTTATCTGAAAATCTGCGATATCATGTGGAAAATAAATTACCACTAACCGAAAACACATTCCGTTATGGTTCCGAATCTTTCCTTAATTTATGGGCAGAAGCTCGTTCTTTGTATTTACGTGAAATAATTCATGTAAATGATGATGATAAGGAAATTTTAGAGGAAACTGATTTAGGTAACTTTGGTATATATGAAAACCAAAAAGTACCTTTAGATTTACTTTTACTTGAAAGTGAAGAACTTGAAGAAGCTGAAGGTAAAAAGAAAACCCCACCAATTGGAAAACCAAAACGGGGTGGACCCAAAAAATTCTACGTTTACGTAAGGGATAAAGGCAAAGTTAAAAAAGTATCTTTTGGAGACACAACAGGCCTTTCAGCTAAAATAAACAACCCAGAGGCACGTCGTGCATTTGCAAAACGTCATGATTGTGCTAATAAAACAGATAGAACAAAAGCATCCTATTGGAGCTGTCGCTTACCAAGATATGCTAAATTATTAGGTTTAAAATCATCCTTTTCAGGATTTTGGTGATAAAAAATAAATTATGGAAAATTGCGCAAAATTAGTATCCTTCTTGTTTCACTCTAGAACACAAGCACACGTATTTCACTTACAAACAACTTCATTTGCTGAACATAAAGCATTAAATGACTATTATGATGGTATAGTTGATTTAGTAGATGGTTTAGTTGAATCTTATCAAGGTAAATATGGTGTTTTAAGAGGATATTCAAATTACCCACTTTTAGAGTACACAGACAAAAATCAAGTAATAACTTATTTTGAGGCTTTGGTTAGTAAAGTTTGTGCTTTGAGAGAAGGAGTTACAGATTCTTACATACAAAATCAAATTGATACTGTTATGGAATTAATAGAATCAACTCTATACAAATTAAAATGTCTAAGCTAATAAATTTAGTTAGAGAAGTCCTACAAGAGGAAAAAGAAAAACGCGATAGATGTTTACGCATTGCTGATCGCAAGTTCGATAAACCTTCCGCTTATAAATCTGGCGCTGTAGTTAGATGTCGTAAGGGAGATATCTGGAAAGGCATAAAAGAAACAGATGACCCACAATCAGGTAAAGCTGCTCCTTATGGATCAGGATTTTCTAAAGTTACAGAAGAATTAATTCTTGAAAAAGTAAAGGAAACATTACGCACTTGGTTTTCACGTAAAGGTGAACCTGGTAAAAAAGGTGGATGGGTTGATTGTAACACTTGCCGTGAAGTAGACGGTAAAACAAAATGTAAAGCATGTGGTAGGGAAAAAGGAGAAAAACGCTCAAAATATCCTTCATGTCGTCCTACACCTGCACAATGTAAATCACCTGGTAAAGGTGAAAAATGGGGTAAAACAAAATAAATATGGATAATTTTGATTTAAGAAAATATTTAGCTGAAGGTAAATTATATGAAGCTGCTATGGCTTGCCCTTTACCTACTCAAGATTTAGAACTTAACACTAAAAATAGAGACTCATCTATTAAAGCAGATTATATTAAATATGGTCCTTTAAATGTTGATGAACCTGGAGATTATTGGGATGAATTAGCAGAACATTGGGACACAACAGTTGAAGCTGCCAAACAATCTTTATGTGCTAATTGTGCAGCATTTGATATTTCTCCAAGAATGGAAGATTGTATGCCTGGCCCATTATCAGATGAAGACGGTAGATTAGGATATTGTTGGATGCATAGTTTCAAATGCCACTCAGCTCGTACTTGTAGAACTTGGGCTAAAGGTGGTCCTATTGTAAAAGATAGTATATCTTACGAATGGCAAGAACGTAAAGAAAAATGACCCCATACACCGACATAGAAGTTACAGACAAATATATTATTCGTGAGTTTAACGAAAATATAGATCCAATTGAATTGCTATGGCATCGTGATAACGAAGATAGAACAGTTGAAATTTTAGAAGACACAGATTGGAAACTTCAATTAGATAATAGCTTGCCTACCTCACTTAAAGAACGTATATTTATACCAAGACACGAGTGGCATAGAGTCATTAAAGGAACAGGAACATTAAAGTTAAAGATACATAAATCATGAAAAAAACCGATTTAAAAAATACAATTAAAGAAGAAATTAAAAAAATCTTATCTGAAGAAAGAGACCCACAACAAATGGCTTTAATTCGTGGTGCTTTAGCTCAAATTAAAGAAGCTGGAGACGAAGCATTAAATGCTATGACTAGAAATCTTTCAGCAGATGAGGCACAGCAATTGAATTTGCTCATCGCAAAAGGGATAGGAAAAACATTTCCTAGAACATCCCCAGATTCCCCAGCTGCTAATCCATATTTAACCCCTGGAACAACAGATTAACATTTAGCCAGTTCCTAATTATAAAAGATAAAAAAATTTAAAATTAAAAAAATGAAAAAAGAAACTTTACGTATGCAGATGTTGGCGGGTATCATTACTGAAAGTCAATATAAAGAAAAAATTCAAGAAAATAAAGTTGAAGGAATTGATGTTTCCCAAGTAAAAGATTTGATGAGTGATCCTAATGTTAAAAAAATGGCAGCTCAACTTAAATCAGACCCTAAATCTTTAAAAAATGCAATTAAATTTATTGCTGACCATAGTAAAGATAATACTTCTTTAGATGAAGAACAATCCCTTGAAGAAGGATCCCTTAAAGATAGAATCAATTCAATTCTTTTAGGATCAGGAATTGCCGCTCCTATAGGATGGTTATTTGGATTTATGGCAGATTCACAGTCTGTTGATGCTAGTTTACATGGCTTAGCAACTGCATTAACAGCAGCAATAATGATTGGTGGGATGGTTGCTCTTGGTACAACTCATGATAAAACTCCTCAAAATCCAACAAAACAAGATATGAATGAGGTTGAAATAAGTGTTGAAGACCAAATTCAAAAAATTATTGATTTAGGAAAATCAATGTAATATATAGACAGATTCATAGCCTGTCGACTTAAAAAAAAATTAGTAGAGCTGTGGCCTAATCTTTGGATTAGGTCACTTTTTTTTGTATCTTTAAATATAAAATAGAATATGGATAAAAAAATAGTAATAGTAGGAGCCGGTGTAGCAGGTGTAAATGCTGCAACTAAATTAGTGGATAATGGATACCCTGGAGAACTAATCACAGTAATTGATATGGGTAAAGATCCATACAACCGTAAACCTGAAGAAGTAATGACAGGATTTTTAGGTGCTGGAGGATGGAGTGATGGTAAATTAACTTACCACACAGCAATTGGAGGACAATTATCCAAATACTGTGGTGAGGATAAAGCAATGGAATTGATGGATCAAGTGATTACCAATTTTAAACGTTTCCACCCTAAACCAGAGGAAGTACAATGTTCAAATCCTGAATCTGAACCTGAATTTATTAAACCATATTTTGGTTTACGATTATTTCCTGTATGGCACGTTGGAACAGATTATCTATCTGAAATTGCTAAAAATTGGTACAATTATTTAGTATCTAAAGGTGTTAAATTTGAATGGGGAGCTAAAGTTTATGCTATTGATTTTGAAAATAATATAGTTAAATTTAAAAACCAAACCCACCCTGAACTTCAAGCTAATATACAATATGATGAACTTATATTTGCAGTAGGCAAATCAGGTATTGACTTTGCCCAACAGTTAGCTAACCAATACGAACTCCCAGATGAACCTAAATCAGTACAAATTGGTGTTCGATTTGAAGCACCACAAGAACACTTCCAAAAACTAATTGATATTTCATATGACTTTAAGTTATATAGAAAATTTGATGATGAAGGTGTTTCGTTACGTTCGTTTTGTACAAACAATAATGCTGCTTATGTTGCTGTAGAAGAAACATATGGAGATCATTCATATAACGGACATGCTAAGAAAGACGAAGCATATAGAAACAATATGACCAATTTTGGTATATTAATGGAAATTAATGGTATTGAAGATCCATTTGCTTGGTCACGTAATGTAGTTTCAAAATTGCAATTTAGAGGAACCGGTTTATATTATAGCCCAACTCGTACACCCTCAACTACATCTGAAGGTAATGAAGTAACATCTTACCAAATTGAATTTTTAGATGGAGTAAGATTTGTAATGGATGGTTATTTCCAATATGTAGAAGATTTTATTGAAGATATGAAAAAAGTATTCCCAACATTAAAAGATGACTGGGGAATTTATATACCAGAGGTAAAATATTTGTCACCTGAGGTTAAAGTAAATTATGAAAATCTTAGTTTGATCGATTACCCTAACGTGTACTTTGCTGGAGATGCTCTTTCCGCTCGTGGCATTAGCGTCTCAGGTGCGCAGGGTATTTACATAGCAGAAAGTCTTTTAAAGGAAAATAACGAGGAATAACAGTTTCTGGGGGTGTTACATATTTATTATTATATGAATAATTATTATATTTACTTTCACAAAAATCCCTTAACCCAACAAATATTTTATGTTGGGTTAGGTTCTCATGTTATTTACCAAAAATATAAAAGGGCAGAAGATCTTAAAAAAAGAAATTCTCATTATAAGAATTACATTAAAAAATATGGTGATCCTATTATTTCAATAATGCATGATAATTTAACTCAAGAAGAAGCATGTTTATTAGAAACCCAATATATAATTCAATTTGGAAGAAAACATTATGAAATTAATGGAATTTTAGTAAATCAAAGTTTAGGGGGGCAAGGAGGTAAACAAGGGGTTGAAGTAACTTCTGAAACTCGCCTAAAACAATCTAATAAACTAAAAGGAATCCCTAAACCTGAAGGTTTTGGAGATAAGATTAAAAATAATAGAGATCATAAAGCCGCTAGTATAAAATCTGGAATTTCAAACAAAAATAGAGGCCATTACGATAAAGACAGTATTAGAAATAAAAAAATATCACAAAAGCTAAAAGGAAGAAAAGTAGATTGGACTGGAGATCTAATTCTCCAATTTGATACCCAAGGAAACTTTATCCAAGAATGGCCTAGCATAAGACAAGCAGGATTAGAAATCAAAGGAACTAGTGGTGAAACCATTAGAAAATGCCTTAAGGGTTTACAAAAAACAGCTTATGGATTTGCTTGGAAATATAAAAAATAATTAATATGAAAAAAGAAAAAAAACAACTTACAGAATCTGAAGTAAAACAGATTGATCAAGATATTTTATTCATCCGTCAAGCTATTCAAAAAGCTAAAAATGCATTAAAAAAACATGGAAAGAATATCTAAATTACTTGCTGAAGTATTAGCTTCTAATTATATTAAAACTATAGAATCTTTATTAACCCAAATTAATTGGGATGAATTAGATAGTGATTTTTTAGATATAAAAGAAGCATGTCATGTTTTAATTAAAAATATTTCTAGTATAGGAGAATATGAAGGAGAAAATGCTTCAAAATACTTAAGATTATTAAAAGATGAAGCTAAAGATCTTATATATGTTTTAAAAAGTTTAACAAATTATTAAAAATAAAATAAAGTTATGAAAATAGGATTTTGTGGAACAATGTCTGTAGGTAAAACTACATTAGTTAATGCTTTAAAAGAACAACCTGAATTTAAAGACTATGAATTTAGAACAGAACGTTCAAAATATTTACGTGATTTAGGTATACCTTTAAATACTGATTCAACTGTAAAAGGTCAATTTGTATTTTTAGCTGAACGTGCTTCTGAATTATTTCATAAAAATGTTATTACTGATAGAACAGTAATTGATGTAATGGCTTTTACACGTTTAGCTGAATCAATTCCATATTATGTTGGAGATGAAATATGTCAAGCGGCTTCACATTTAATAAGAGAATATGACTATATATTCTATATTTCACCTAAAGGAGTTGAAATAGAGGATAACGGTGTTAGAACAACAGATGCAGAATATAGAAAAGAAGTTGACAAAGAAATTAAAAATCTGTTAAACAAGTATGGTCATAAAAATCAAAGAATAGTTAAATTAAAAGGTAGTACCGAGGAGAGAATACAAAAAGTTAAACAAACGCTATTTTCACAATATTTATAAATAAACTATACTAAAATGAAAAAAACTCGTTTACTCGAAATCGTACGTGAAGAAATTGCTTTCGCTTTAAGAGAAGGTGAAGCAGAAGAAAAAGCAGCAAAAGCTGCTGCCCTTAAGGCTATTGACGCAAAACAAAAAGCATTAGATGCTGAAAGAAAAGATACTATGAAGGGTGGTGCTCTTGAAGAAGATCAATTAAATGAAATTGAGCAGTTAGCTGAAATGGCTAGTATAGTTCAATTAAAAACTCAATTAGAGAAACAAGGCAAAACGGGTGAATTAGAAGCAGTTAAAGCAGCCGAAAAAGCTACCATTGATAAATTAAAACAAAACCCAGTATTCTCAGGTGAAGGTAAAAATGCAAGATTAAAAGGATATGTGTCTGCATTGAAAAAAGAACTTAAAGCAGAACATGATATTAATCTACAAGATTTATTAACCAAAGTTATGTTAGATGCAGAAGCTGCTGGAGAAAAATTTAAAGATGATATTGCAACAAATACAATTGAAAAAGACGCTGCAGCACAAGTATTAGGTACTGAAAAAGGTCAACGTGGTAGAAAAGCAGATCCTAACAAACCGGAAAAATCAGAACCAACAGGTAAAAAAGGAAGACCAGCAGGTTCAGGTGAGAAAAAAGCAGTTAGAACTCCTGGAGATGATGGATTTGATAAAGTAGAATACGTTGATGTAGAAGATGCTGAAGGACCTTCATCTAAAGAACTAGAGAAAGACGAAACTGCAAAAGAATTAGGTTCTACACCTGAAGAGAAAAAAGTTAAATTCAATCAATTTTTAGCATCTGTTAGGAAAAATAAAGAAGATAAAGCTAAAATTGATGGTATATTAAAACTAGCAAAAGATAAATTTAAATTTACCAAAGCTATGCTTGATGATTTAAAACGAGCAGCTGGTAGAGGTGTTGAATAATGGTAAAAGATAAATCCATAACTTTAAATGTATCGCACCTAATTTTGGGTGCGATCATTTTACTCCTGTTATGGTTACTTTTAAAACCAACTAATATAGACATATCAAAATACGATAAACAAAAACAAGAAATTGATAGTCTAAACAGAATACTAGTTGATTTACAAAAAAAACAAATTGAACTAGACAAATCTATTTTTACCCACCAATATAGAATAGATTCATTGAATGGTGAAGTAAACAACACAAACCGAGAAATAACCGATATACGTGCTTATTATGATAAAAAACTTAGGGATATTAGTACTTACACTCCTTCTCAGCTCAACGACTTTTTCTCAAAAAGATACAAATAAAATCTGTTTTGACTATAAAACCGCTCAAAAAATAGCTGAAGATTTAACTAAAGGAGACGCTGCAGTAGAAGAGTTAAAAAAAACTCAAAAGCTGGTTGGGCAATTACAAGAAACTATTGTTGGAAAAGATAGTGTTATAAACGACTATAAAGCAAAAGATAGTATTTGCAACCAACAAAATAAAATAAATCTTGAAGCTAAAAATAAACAAGCTAATGTTATTACTGGTTTAGAAAAAGATGTTACTAATTTAACCAGAGAAAACGAAAATCTTAAAACAGGTGTTAAATGGCTTGGTGGAGGATTCGTGGGAATATTAATTTCTTTTCTTACATTTACCATGGTAAAATAATATGGCTAACGATTTAAAACAAGCAATTAGAGAAGAATATATAAAATGCGCTGCATCCCCAGCATATTTTATGAAAAAATATTGCTATATCCAACATCCAAAACGTGGCCGTATTCAATTTAATTTATACCCATTTCAAGAGCGTGTTTTAACTTTATTTCAAGAAAACCCATATTCAATTGTTTTAAAATCTAGGCAGTTAGGTATATCAACATTAGCCGCGGGTTATTCTCTTTGGTTGATGATGTTTCACCAAGATAAGAACATACTTTGTATTGCAACTAAACAGGATACAGCCAAAAACATGGTTACAAAGGTTAAGTTTATGTACGAAAACTTACCTTCATGGCTTAAATTCCCAAATAAACCAGACGAAGCCAATAAATTAACTCTCCGCTTACCCAATGGTTCCCAAATTAAAGCAACTTCAGCATCTAGTGATGCAGGTCGTTCAGAAGCAGTTTCTTTATTGATTATAGATGAGGCAGCATTCATTAACAATATAGGTGAGATATGGGCCTCAGCTCAACAAACCTTAGCAACTGGTGGAGGTTGTATTGCTTTATCTACACCTTATGGTACAGGTAACTGGTTTCATAAAACATGGGTTGCATCAGAAATGGGAGAAAATAGTTTTTTACCTATTCGTTTACCTTGGAGTGTGCACCCTGAAAGAGATCAAGCATGGAGAGATCAACAAGATGCTGATTTAGGACCTAAAATGGCAGCACAAGAATGTGATTGTGATTTTAGCACTTCAGGTGACACTGTATTTTTAGCAGATGAAATTGAATTTTACGAAAAAACATATGTGAGAGAACCACTTGAAAAACGTGGAGTTGATCAAAATTTATGGATTTGGGAACCTGCGGATTACTCGCGTAACTATTTAATTACAGCGGACGTTGCTAGAGGTGATGGAGCCGATTATTCTACGTTTCATATCATTGATATTGAAACATATAAACAGGTAGGTGAATATAAAGGACAAATTGGTACAAAAGATTTTGGATATTTACTTGTAGCTATAGCAACCGAATACAATAATGCTTTACTTGCTCCTGAAAACTCTAGTATAGCTTGGTCAACTATTCAAACTATCCTTGATAGAGGGTATCATAATTTGTATTATTCACCTAAAGGCAATGCTTTAACGGTTGATAGTTATTTTGATCCTTATATGGATCATAGTAAAATGACACCTGGATTTACAATGTCTTCTGCTACTAGACCTATATCAATTGGTAAGTTTCAAGAAGCTGTTAGAGATAGAGGCGCAGTTATTCAATCTGCTAGACTAATGGAGGAAATGAAAGTATTTATATGGAGAAATGGTAGACCAGAAGCACAATCTGGATACAATGATGATTTAATTATGGGATTTTCCATTGCAGCATTTTTAAGAGAAACAGCATTTAAGCTAAGACAAAATGGTATGGAAATGACCAAAAGTATGCTTAATAGTATAAGCAGTAACAACTATGGTTATTCAGGAGGATATTCTTCTCAACAACCAAACAAATACAATAACAATCCATTTAAAATAGATAACCCTTACTCAGATGGTCAAGAAGATATTTCTTGGTTAATATAAATTCAATATGGCAGATACTAGATTATTTTCAAGATTAAAACGACTATTTTCAACCGATGTAATCATCCGCAACGATGGTGGTAATCAACTTAAAGTAGTTGATATAAATAAAATCCAAATATCGGGTGAATATGAAACAAACGCTCTTGTAGATAGATTTAATAGAATTTGGACAAATTCACATTCATCTATTTATGGGTACCAAAGTAGCTTTAACTACCAAACACTACGCCCTACACTTTATTCAGAATATGATTCAATGGACACAGATGCTATTGTTGCTTCTGCATTAGATATTATAGCTGATGAAAGTACTTTACGTAATGATATGGGTGAGGTGTTACAAATCCGTTCATCAGATGAGGATGTACAAAAAATATTATATAATTTATTTTACGATGTATTAAATATTGAATTTAATCTATGGCCTTGGATTCGTAACATGTGTAAATACGGTGATTTTTTCCTAAAATTAGAAATTGCAGAAAAATTCGGTGTATATAATGTTATACCATATAACGCATTCCATATTGAAAGACAAGATGGATATGATAGAGATCACCCAATGTCTGTAAGATTTAGATTTGACCCAGATGGCATTTCATCACCTTCAGATTATGGTTACTATAATGTACCTAATGCTGGTGGGCAAGCTAATTCAATATATTTTGATAATTACGAAATGGCTCATTTCCGTTTATTAACTGATACTAACTTTTTACCTTATGGTAGGTCATACCTAGAACCAGGTCGTAAGTTATTTAAGCAGTATACGATGATGGAAGATGCGATGTTAATTCACCGTATTGTTAGAGCGCCTGAAAAACGTATATTTTATATTAATGTTGGAAATATTGCACCTGCTGAAGTAGAAAACTTTATGCAGAAAACAATTTCCAAAATGAAACGTACTCCATATATTGATCAACAAACAGGTGACTATAACTTGAAGTACAATATGCAAAACTTACTTGAAGATTTTTATATACCTGTTAGAGGAAATGATCAAGCAACTAAAATTGATAATTTAGGTGGTTTACAATACGATGGAATTCAAGATGTTGAGTATTTAAGAGACAAATTATTTGCTGCTCTTAAAGTTCCAAAAGCATTTATGGGATATGAGAAAGATTTAACTGGTAAGGCAACATTAGCTGCTGAAGATATTAGATTTGCTCGTACAATTGAACGTATCCAACGTATTGTCATCTCAGAATTAACTAAAATCGCATTAGTTCACTTATATGCTCAAGGATACAATGATGAGAATTTAACAAATTTTGATTTATCGTTAACTACACCTTCAATCATATATGACCAAGAAAGAGTAGCATTAATGAAAGAAAAAACTGAACTAGCTATCTCAATGATTGAAAATAAAATTATGCCTACTGATTGGGTGTATGAAAATTTATTCCATTTGAGTGAAGATCAATACGATGAATATAGAGACTTGATCCTTCAAGATGCTAAACGTAAATTCCGTGTAACCCAAGTTGAAAACGAAGGAAACGATCCACTTGAAACAGGTAAATCTTACGGTACACCACATGATTTAGCTTCTTTATATGGAAGACAAAGATATGACGTAGGAGAAGTACCTGTAGGGTATGATGAAAAAGACCCACTTGGAAGACCAAAAGAAAATGCAACAGATAGAAATACACAAGACAATGCTTTTGGAAAAGATAGAATTGGAAGAGCAGGTGTAACTAAAGACAACGATGAATCAGATTCAATTAAACCTCAATATAAAGGCGGTTCTCCTTTAGCCCTTGAAACGAAAAACAAACGAAATAAAAATTCATACGTGTTCAATGACATCAAAAATCAAAAGAAACAAATGATTTTCGAATCAGATATTAAAGGAAATTCATTGTTAGATGAATCACAAATACGAGAGTAATAATTTTTCATATATTTATAAATAAACAAATATTAGAATGCAAGTAAAACATTCAAAGTATAAAAATACTGGTATACTCTTTGAACTCCTAGTTCGACAAATCACTACAGATACACTAGAAGGGAAAGATTCTCTAGCAAAAGATATACTTAAAAAGTATTTCGTTAAAACGGAATTAGGTCGTGAATATAGATTGTATGAAACATTGTTGAAGAAAACTACACTAACTGAAACAAAAGCTAATGTTGTGGTTTCTACTTTAATTGATTCTTCTAAAACATTAAATAGAGGAGTACTTAAAAGACAAAAATATAATTTAATTAATGAAATACAAAAAAGTTACGATTTAAATACGTTCTTTAACCATAAATTACCTAATTATAAAGTATACGCTGCTTTTTATACATTATTGGAAATTACCCATTCTCAAACTCCAATAGATCCTGAACAAACTATTTCAAATAAAGTAACAATTTTAGAACATTTAACAGCAGCCCAAATTAAAGGGGATGTTGTGAAAGATGAAGTGTTAGAGGAAATAGAAAACTCAGATAAAGACATTAAGTTTCTTGCATATAAAATATTAATGGAGAAATTTAATGACAAGTATAACGATTTCAACCTTAACCAAAAATTAATCCTAAAAGAATATATTAATTCAGTAGATAATACACCACGTTTAAAAGAATTTTACACAAATAAAATAAACGAAATTAAAACTGAATTAAAAAATATAAACAAAAACACTAAAAACCCAGTTACAAAAATTAAAATTAACGAGATTATTTCTGTAATTAACCCACCAGCAAAAAATGCTAAAATAACAGACAATGATTTAGTTGATTTACTTCAGTATTGTGATCTAATTAATGAACTAGAAGCTGTAAATGGATAAGATTAAAGAAATAATCCGTAAAAAACTCAAAGAAATGAGTGCTACCAATGTTGGTGGTGCTTCTTTTTCAGCAGGAACTGGAGAAGGCTATGCTACACCAGCTGCTTTTGCTTCTAAAACTAACGCTAAGGGAGCTAAAAATATTTATTACTATAAGTTAGGATTTAAACCTGTCCCAAATATTAAACCAAAATCTTACGACAAGAAAAAATTGTGGGAAGACGAAAAGGAAAAAACGGGAGCAGATAAATTTCAAGATGATCGAGTAAAAGAATTTGAGCAAATTGAAAATTTAATTAAAGAACTATCCCCACTTATATCAAACGCAAAAAACGAAACTATAGAATATTATGCTGCTAACCCAGGATCGTATGATATCTATAAACCGTCTTCAATGGTTTTAGCATATATTCAAAAAGCAGTAGACTTATTAAAACAAAAACAATGAAAAAAACATTACAAGATCAGTATCTATTAATCAAAGAAGGTAAAGGACATAAAGGTGTTTTCTTAACTGAAGCTAAACGTGATTTTCCTCATATTGTACCAAATGCTGCTACATTTGAGGAAGCAGCTGCATCTCTTAAAACCAAAAACATAATCTCAGAAAATGTAATTGGTTTAAGCGTAGTTAACGGGTATGAGCCAAGAAAAAAAGAATCATATGAAACTGCATTTGAAGCATTTTTGGCTGAAGCTAAAAAGAAAAAAGAAGAAGACGAAAAAGCTGAATTGAAAAAAACTTCAAAACAAGTAGAAGAAGATCTTGAACATAATTTTGACAGTAAAGACGAGAAAAACCCAGACAATTTAATATTCGATCAAATTATGATGGGGTATTATGCTGAAATGAAAGATCCTAAAAATGCTGAAAAAACCATGCAAGAATTAAAAGACATGGTATTTAAAAATTTAGCAAAAGACCCAATTTACTATACAAAAGATGGTCAATTTGGTGTTAAAGGTTTAGGATATACTACTGAAGCACCTGGTTTAGGTACTCCAAAAGAAGCTACTGGAAAATATAAATCTTCTGGTTATGGTAATTTAAGCGAAAATAAAGCAGGCGCATATGAAGAAACATATGATGAACTTAAAAAGCAATTAACAACAGATAAAGAAAATAAATTCTCCCCAGAAGACATTAAAGCTAAATTAAAGAAAAAACGCGAGGAAGAACTTGAACGTAGAAAAAAAGCAGGTGAATCACTTGAAGAAATTACTTTACGTAAAGCAATTCAAGAAATGATTGATGCTGAATTGGAAGAAGCATATCAATTAGTAAATATCCGTCCTCAAGTAAGTGATAAAGAAAGAGAAGAAAGAGACCCACAACCATTTCTTACTGTATATTTAAAAGATACAACAGAAGAACTTTTAAAGAAAAACCAACACTTAAGAGTACTTAGAAACCCTAAAAACCCAGAAGAAATTACAGGTGTTGCTATTCGTTCTAGATTACTTTCTCCACAAAATTTAAAAAAACTACCATATGATATTAACCCAATGTTTATAGGTTTTTTAAATACTGCTAATAACATTGGAGGTAAAATAACACTCCCTACAAGAGAAGGAGTTACAGATGATTATACTTTGTTAAACAACGTTAATGTAGGTAGAGATGGAAGACTTTCATTTAAAACCCCAAATCCTAAGTATCAAAAACCAATGGGAGATGACATGGCTGAATCTTTACGTGAAAGTGTAGAAAAAGATCTTGCCGCAATTAATAAAGAAGCAGAACACGAAATTTTACAATCTAAACTAGATAAAATTGATGATTTAATTGATAGTAAAAAATCTAAACTTTCTAAACTTGACGAAGATGAAGATATGAAAGATTTAACTGATGCTAAAAAAGTTAAAGAGATTCAAAAAGATATTAAAGCTTTAGAAAAAGCAAAATCTAAAGTTGAAAAAATGATGGGTAAAACTAAAGGTAAGAAAAAAGAAGTAATTGACGAAATGGATAATTCCGATGATATGGTATCGGATATTAATCCTGGATATATTAGAGATGCTGAAGAAAGATTAAGAGATGGGGAAAGTATTGATTCAATTGTTGGTAATTACCCAAATCTATCGTTTGATGATAAAAATAACTTAAAAAATTTTCTTACTTGGCAACAAGATTCAGATATTGGACAAAGTGAAGAATTAGACACTGAAGAAAATTACTAAAATGAACAAACAACTCTTAATAGAAACCAGACATTTTGTTCCCCAGCCGGTTCGCCTTTTAGAAGGGCTAAAAGGTAATGGAAACGTTTTTGTTGAAGGTATTTTAGCTACCGTTGAGGTAAAAAACGGTAACGGAAGATACTACAAACGCGAGTTGTGGGAACGTGAAATTGATAATTTTCAACAAAAAATATCTCAAAAAACAACAGAAACATGTGGTGAATTAGACCACCCAGATTCTCAAGTAATCAATTTAAAAAATGCATCCCATGCTATTCGCAAAATGTGGTGGGATGGAGATGAAATATGGGGAATAGTTGAAATATTCTCAGACCCAGGACCAAAAGGAACAGTATCTGGTCGTATAGCAGGTGCTTTAGTTAACAATGGTTTAACAATTGGTATTTCCTCTCGTGGAATGGGTTCCTTAAAACAAATGGGTGAGGTAATGGAAGTGCAAGATGATTTTGAATTACTTACCTTTGACCTTGTATCAAACCCTTCTAACCCAGATTCATGGATGAAAAATGGAGCGTTAAATGAATCTAGAACAACATATTTAGACCCATACGCGCGTACAAATTCAATTATAACCGAAATTTTATGTGCTAAAGGCACATGCCCGATATTTTAAAATATGCAAACCGGTACAGAAATTGCTCTCATTTGAGAGCTTTTTTTGTCTCTTGCGACTTTAACGGGTTTTGTACATACATATAACAGAATATACCACCCCCCTTAATCTATGTGGTATCAAATAAATGATTTCTATTACGTTTTAAAATAAACGTATTTTCCCAACAAAAAATAAATTTAGGAAAAATGGCAAAAAACAGAGAAATGCTTAAAGAAGCAATCGCTGAAGCTAAAGCTGTAAAAGAAATGGCAATAGCAAACGCAAAAGCAGCTCTAGAAGAAACCTTTACACCTCAACTTAAGTCTATGTTATCTCTAAAACTTCAAGAAATAGAACTCGATGAAGAGGAAAATGAAAAAGAAGGATTTGGAGATTTCGACACTAAAGACAATGCTGGATTTGGTACAATGGATGCAAAAGCTTTAGATGAAAAAGAAGACAAAATGATGGAAGTTGATTTGGAAGAGCTTTTAGCAGAGCTAGAAAAAGAAGAAGTAGAAGAAGGAGAAGGTGAAAACCTTTACGAAGCTGAGGAAGGTGAAGAAGACGAAGTTGAAGCAACTGAAGATATAGATCTTTCAGATGATGAATTAAAGGAAATGATTGAAGACGTACTCGCACAAATGATTAAAGATGGTGAGATAGAAGCAGGACCTAATTTTGAATCAGAAGAAGGTGAAGAATCTGAAGAAGGTGAATCTGAAGAATCTGAAGAATCCGAAGAAGAAGTAGATTTAGCAGAACTTTTAAGAGAAATCGAAGAAATGGAAGAAATGAAAGAACCAGTAGACGAGCTTTTTGGAATGAAACCTAGATCAGTTAAAGAATTTGAAGCTGATTACCCAGGTTTATTAGATAAAGCTAAAGCTGCTGGAGATGAAAAAGAAAAAATTTCAATTCTTGCTGATGCAATGAAAAAATTCAGAGATGAATATGTCAAAGACACTAGCGTAGGTGTAGCTAATGCTGCTATAGCAAAAATATGGGAGTTCATAGGCGTTAACCCAGCTACTGTCCCAGGATTTGGTTCAGAAGGAAGAGGTGGTGCTTCAATGGCTGAAGCTGAAGAAATGAAAGCTGAACTTGAAGAAGCTCTTTCTACAATTGAAACTTTAAAAGCTGAACTTAACGAGATCAACATTTTGAACGCTAAACTTCTTTATTCAAACAAAATCTTCAAAGCTAAAAATTTGAACGAAAACCAAAAAGTAAAGGTATTAAGTTCGTTTGACAAAGCTACAAACGTAGGTGAAGTAAAAATGGTATATGAAACTTTAAACGAGGGAATTAAAGTTAAAAAAGAAACCATTAAAGAAAACCTAGGTAGAGCTTCTAAAGCAACTAATACCCCAACTACAAAACAACCAATCGTAGAGTCAAACGATGTATTTGCAAGAATGCAAAAATTGGCTGGATTAATTTAATTAACTAATTTAAAAACTTAAAAAAAACAAAAACAAAATGTCAAGTATTAATTCTCTTTTAGAAAGCTCAGCCAACGGGTGGAGAAACATGCAGAGCGATGCTGCTCGTATGGCTAGCAAATGGACCAAAACAGGTCTATTAGAAGGATTAGGAAGCGAAGTTGAAAAAAACAACATGGCTTTGATCCTTGAAAACCAAGCAAAACAACTTGTTGTTGAACAATCTTCAACTAACGTAGGTGGTGGTACTTTTACAGTAGGACAAGGTGAACAATGGGCTGGTGTAGCTCTTCCATTGGTACGTAAAGTATTTGGTTCTTTATCAACTAAAGAATTCATGTCTGTACAACCAATGAACCTACCTTCAGGTCTTGTATTCTTCTTGGATTTCCAATATGGTGATGCAAATGGTAAAATTGCCCCAGGTGGACAAATGGGTCCTGGCGGTGATGCTTACGGTGCTACTTCATCTATGTATGGTAACACTAACCCAGGAAGATCAACAGATGCATCTCAAGGTTTATATGGTGCTGGTAGATTTGCTTACACAATCAACCAATTCTCAGCTTCAGTTGGTACTACAGTAGCAACATCATCTTGGGCAGATCTTCAGTATGCTTCTGAACTTTCTTCATCTTTTGCTAGCTATTCTACAGTAACAGTTAACTTGAATTCAGCAGGTCTTGTTCGCCCAGACTTGAAAGGTATTCGTGCATTCTTCTTGAACTCAGGTTCATCAGCTACAGCAAATGCTCAATCATCAGCTCGTTTATTACCTCAATACACTAATACTGATGGAACAACTTTTATTAAATTTGTTTACTCAGGTTCAGTATCAAGTGCTGGTATTCCTATCACTGCAACTTCATCTTCTATCTTCTATAACATGCAACCTGCTGATAATTACAGAGGTGATTTTGAAGATAACAGTGGAGCTGGTTTCCCAAATGCTGATTCTACATCTGCTGATGCATTAGCTATTCCACAGATTAACATCAACATGAAATCTGAAGCTATTGTTGCTAAAACAAGAAAATTGAAAGCACAATGGACACCAGAATTCGCGCAAGATTTGAACGCATATCAATCATTGGATGCTGAAGCTGAATTAACTTCAATTATGTCTGAGTATATCGCTCTTGAGATCGATTTAGAAAACTTAGATATGTTGATCCAAGATGCTTCTGCATGGGATGAATATTGGAATGTTCAAAACAACCAACAGTTAAATGCTGCTAGAACAGGATATGATAACCTAGGTTTCTACAACACACAAGGTCAATGGTTCCAAACTTTAGGAACTAAAATGCAAAAAGTTTCTAACAAAATTCACCAAAAGACTCTTAGAGGTGGTGCAAACTTTATTGTATGTTCTCCTACAGTTGCTACAATTCTTGAATCAATCCCAGGATTTGCTTCAACATCTGATGGTGATGTATCTAAAGCATCTTATGCATTTGGTATTCAAAAATCAGGTAACTTGAACAACCGTTATACAGTTTACAAAAACCCTTACATGACTGAAAACGTAATGTTGATGGGTTATAGAGGATCTCAATTCCTTGAAACAGGTGCTGTATTTGCTCCATATGTTCCATTAATCATGACTCCACTAGTGTACGATCCAAATACCTTTACACCAAGAAAAGGTTTATTGACTCGTTACGCTAAGAAAATGATTCGTCCTGAATTCTTTGGTCGTATTTTCGTATCTAACTTGAATGCTCTTTAAGATTAGATAAAAAACCAAAATAAAGAGCCTCGCTAACAAAGCGGGGCTTTTTTATTTTCCATTAGTATGTTAATATTTATTATCAAATATAGTTATATGAATGATTTTAATCGAACACCACAAGCACAAGAGGTTTTTAAAGAAAAAAGAAAACCAAAAGGTCCAATTAAATTTAATGTCCAATTAAATGAGGAACAAAAACGTGCAAAAGAACAAATTCTAGAAAACACAGTAACCATATTACGTGGTAAAGCAGGATCTGGTAAATCATTATTAGCAGCTAATGTTGCTTTAGATATGTTATTTAAAAAAGATATCGAAAAGATAATCATTACTAGACCTACAGTAGTAGCAGGACAAGACATTGGATTTCTCCCAGGAGACGTAAATGAAAAATTAGCCCCCTTTACTGCCCCAGTATATGAGAACATGCATCGTTTATACAATAAAGAAAAAATTGAAAAATGTATTCAAGATGGTGAAATTGAAATTGTACCTGTATCATTTATGCGAGGTAGAAATTTTACTAATTGTTTAGTTGTAGTAGATGAAGCACAAAATTTAACAGATAACCAAACTGAATTACTTTTAACTCGTATATGTGAGGGGAGTAAAATGATATTTTGTGGGGATGGTGCTCAAGTAGATTTACGTGATAAAAAAACATCTGGTTTTGATGTTGTGTGTAAACACATGAAAGAAGTAAATGGGTTTGGTGTAATAACATTAGAAAAAAATCATAGACATCCAATAGTGGATGAAATTCTAGAAGTGTATAAATCTTTCAGAGGCTAACCATATTTATAAACAAAATAAATGGCTAACCTATACGTAACCATTACGGAAGAAATTACTCTACCTAACACTACTAAAGAAAAAACTAATATCTTTAAAACTATTACTGATATTAATCAAATAGTACGTCGAGTAGATACAATTTCAACTACATTTAGTGGGTCTGGAATTGAGATTCTTCGTTTCTGCAATAGTGAAGAAGAACAAACAGGAGGAGCATTTGTAAAAGCTGATGTAAAATATGTTAGAATTACAAATTTATCATCAACTAATAACACTCTTATATATTTCATAGCTAATGACAATACTGAAAGTGCATTGATGGATTTAAATCCTGGAAAAACTATCATGTTAAGCAATGCAGATATAAATACCCCCTCAGCTAATGATTATGTTGTTGATGGGTATGTAGACCAAACATATTATAGTGATTTTACTTATGTAAATTCAATCAAAGCTAAAGCAGTTTCAGGCAGTACTCAGTTAGAGTATTTTGTAGCATCAACCTAATATTTATAAATAAAAAAAAAAATGGCAAATTTAACTTATAGAGCAGTAAAAGGTACCCCACTTACTATTGGAGAATTAGACGGTAACTTTGAATATTTTACTGGTTCACACGCAATAACAGGTTCATTAACTATATCTGGTTCTTTAATAGTAACAGGATCCATTACTGGCTCAGTTTTTGGAACATCTTCCTTTGCACAAACAGCAGTTACAGCATCTTATGTTTCAAGTCTTCTAACTATTGCCCCATCTAACCCACTCCCATCTTCAATAAATGGTGCTATTGCATTTTCATCAAGTGGTGATTTTTATTTTGGAAGTGGAAGTGCTTGGAGAAAATTAACTTTATAATATTATAATTTGTTTTTAAAATGGGTCTCTAAATGAGACCCTTTTTTTTCATATTTATAATAAACTAGAAACCATGAATATTCCAATATGGCCCGGCTCAAGTTCATTCCAACCAGGCGATACACCTTTTGGATTTTACGACAACGATGTCCAATTTCAACAGGATGCTGACAAATTTGCTAAATTTGCTTCGCAACGTTTAGGTTATCCTTTAACAGAAATTGAACTTCAAGATATAAACTTTTATACAGCTATAGAAGAAGCGGTAACTACCTATGGAAATGAATTATATGCTTATCAAGTAGCAGACAATTTATTATCTTTTCAAGGTAATCCTACCACAATAGAACCAGGTAACAATGAATTAGTTCAAGAAAATTTAAGTAACGTTGTTTTACTTTCAAACCAATATGGAACTGAAGCTGGAGTTGGAGGTACTGTACCTTACCACACAGGTTCACTTCCTTTAGAACATGGTGTTCAAAATTACGATATGAACGCTTGGGCTATATCGCAAGGTATTCAAGGTCGTATTGAAATTAGACGTATATTTTATGAAGCATCCCCAGCAATTACAAGATATTTTGATCCATATGCTGGAACTGGTGTAGGTATGATGCAGATGTTAGATTCATTTGGATGGGGTTCATATTCCCCTGCAATTAACTTTATGTTAATGCCTATAAATTACGATTTACAGAAAATCCAAGCAATTGAATTTAATGATCAAATAAGAAAATCACAATACACATTCGAACTAGTAAATAATCAATTAAGATTGTTTCCAATTCCAACTGGTTTAAAACATATGCGTTTTGAATATATGATATTGGATGAAAAAAATAATCCTTACGTTGATAGAAACGGTAGAGATATTATAACTAACGCTTCTAATGTACCTTATGAGAACCCAACTTATACACGTATTAACTCAATTGGTCGCTCGTGGATATTTGAGTATGCTTTAGCAATTGCAAAAGAAATGTTAGGATATGTTAGAGGAAAATACTCCCAAATCCCAATCCCAGGATCTGAAGTTACATTAAATCAATCAGACCTAATTTCAGCTGCAACAACAGAAAAACAAGCATTAATTGAGCGTTTAAGAACATATTTAGATTCAACTTCACGTAAAGCATTATTGGAGAAAAAAGCAGCAGAATCTGAATTTCAAAGACAAACAATAAATAACGTTCCAATGACAATTTTTATAGGATAACATGGCATTATTTGGCTCAGCACGTGATATTTCATTATTTAGACACCTCAATAGAGAATTGTTATGGGATGTTATTACCCAACAGTGTGTATACTATCAACTCAAAACAGCTGATACTAAAGTGAATATATATGGTGAAGCATCAGGCGCTAAATACTATGCAGAACCTGTTATTTTAAACGTATTAATTGATAGAGGAGACAATACAGCCCCAGTTGATGATTTCGGTGTAAGTTATGAACGTCCTATGACATTTAAATTTTTACGTGATGATTTAGTTGATGCTCAAGTATTACCTGATGTAGGAGACATTATTATGTGGTATGAAGGATACTGGGAAATTGATAACACTACTAATAACCAGTTATTTGTAGGAAAAGACCCAGCTTATCCATACAATACAAACCCATTAAACCCAGGACTAGAAAATTTTGGTTCAAATATTTCAACTATTTGTATAGCTCATTATGTCCCTGCAGATAAAGTTCAAATAACAAAAGAAAGAATTTAACATATGCCTAGAGTTAGAAAACCAAATCCAAAATCACAAAGTCAAATCTCAAATGAGCAGATTGAACCATATGTGTTTCCGGAAACTGGTGAATCTTATGGTAATCCAAACATACCATCTGATTTTGATCAATTTACAGCAAATGAGCAAAATGGAGTTGGATTAAATCGTTCTGAACAACTTTCATTTAAGGGAGACACATCAAAACCATTTACTGTTGGATTTGAAGATATTGATGAATCCATAATGTATTATTTTCAAAACATAATTAAACCATCAGTTATCCAAAACAATGTAAGAATTGCAGTACCTGTAATATATGGTTCACCTGAAAAATGGAAATCAACACATAAAGATGGATATTATAAAGATAAAAATGGTGCTATAATGGCACCGCTTATCATGTTTAAAAGAGATAGTATAGACAAGAATCGTTCTCTAGGAAATAAAATGGATGCAAATACTCCAAATTTATATACATCTTGGAAAAAAGTATACAATACAAAAAATGCATATTCAAATTTTGACGTATTAAATAACCGTATACCCACAGAACAATTCCTAGTAAACGTTATCCCAGATTATGTTACAATAACATATTCTTGTGCCATACAAACATACTATGTAACCCAACTAAACAAAATAGTTGAAGCAATTAATTATGCTTCAGACACATATTGGGGAGAAAAAGATCGTTTTAAATTTTATGCTACAATTAGTTCATTTGACACCCCAATTGAAATCTCAGATAGTTCAAATAGAATAGCAAAATCAACATTTACCTTAACTATTAAAGGATATGTTATACCTGATAATATTCAAAAACAATTAACAGCTATTAAAAAATATAATAGCAAAGCTCAAGTTATCATTGGGTTAGAAGTTGAGGGAGTTGGAGCAGGGTTTATTACCTCAAACAAAAGAAAATCCCCAACATCAATGCCTGGTCCTTCTGGTGGAGGAGGTACAGGTGGAGGTATTAACAATGATGTTCTATTGTATCTTAATACTAACATACAAAAATTGGGTACCTATGTAAATACAACCACAGCTACATTTACCTCAGGTTGGGCAACGGCTCCACCAAATTTACCAGCAACATCAGCTTCTAATTTTACGTTCTTTATAAATGGTTCTTTAGTAGAAAACGCTGCTATAGTTTCATTTACCCAAAATGCAGGAGTTTCAACTCTAGTAATAGACTCATCTGAATTAGGTTATGGATTAAGTCCATCAGATGAGATAATAGCAATTGGAAAATTCAGTAGTTAATTTAATATTTATAATAAAATGGCAGCTAAAGCAAAAACATCAATAACTTCAGTATTTAAAAAAAGACCAAAAGTTAGACGTCCTGGAGTTCATGCTAAAAGTAAAACAAGCAAAAATAAAAAAAGCAAAAACTACGCTAAAACATATATAGCCCAAGGAAAATAAGATGGCATTAATCAAACCAGGACAATTACGATCAGGATCATACAGTATATCGGGTTCCTTTAGTGGCTCATTTTATGGAGATGGTAGTGGTCTATCAAATTTACCTGTTCCTATTGTTAATACAAGTTCACTTGTTACCACATCATCATTTAATGCTTTTACATCTAGTATTAATAGCTTTACAGCTTCATACAATACAGGTTCATTTACTGGAACATTTACTGGTTCTTTATTTGGGACTTCTTCATTTGCCACAACAGCATCTTACGTATCATCAAATTTCCAATATGAAATACACGTTAGTCAAATAGATGGAAACGATACTACAGGAAATGGAGATTTACTTAATCCTGTAGCAACTATAGGCAAAGCTCTATTATTAGTATCAGCATCAGTCGCATCAACTGATAGACGTACTATTATTGTACATCCTGGAACCTAT